GCTGTGCAACACCCGCATCCAGGGCTCCGCCGCCGACCTCATGAAGTGGACCCTCCGGCGGCTGTTCGAGGAGGCTCCCGAGTGGGTGGAGGTCGTCACCACCACCCACGACAGCTTCATGCTCCAGGTCCCGGAGGAGCGGGGCGAGGAGGGGGCCGCCTGGCTGAAGGAGAAGATGGAAGCGCCGATCCCCTGGCTGGGCAACCGGCGCTTCCGTGCCGAGGTCAGGACCGGCCGGACCTGGGCGGACGTCTAGTCCCCGGGCGGCCCTTCCACCTCGAACCGGTTCATCGTCCGGCTGAACCGCTCCCGGGCCTTCTCCAGGAGCGCCTGCGGGTCGTCGGACCTCATCAGCTCGTCCGCCAGCACCCGCCCGCCGTACACCTGGCTGATCATGTTGGCCCACGCCTCCTTCTCGGCCCGTTCCATCCACGGCTCGGCGTGCCCGCCCATCAGGGCCCGCCCGGACCGCAGGGCCACCCAGCGGTAGAAGTAGTCGAGGGCCGCGAGGATCGCCGACTGCCCGCCGATGGCGGTGGGGACGACGAGCTGGAGCCAGTTCCCCATGTGGACCATCTTGGCGAGGAACATGATCCCCGCGAACATCCAGGGGTACTTCGCCAGCCACCGGAAGCGGAAGGCGGAGATCGCCTCGGGCGACGGGACGCCCAGCTCCCCGTGCGGCGGGATCGTCTGGAGCATCGCCCGCGCGGCCTCCCGCTCCTCCTCCGTGGCGTTCCGGCCGAGCCACCGGCGGAAGGCGACGTCCGGCGACTCCATCGGCGGGACGTCCACGTCGCCCGTCTCGCCGGCCCGGACGAGGGCGTCGATGAGCTGGCGGACGCGGGCCAGCCGGGCCCCCTTCTCCCACGGCAGGCGCGTCTCCGGCTCCCTCGGCCCGGGCCCGGCGTACACCTCGCCGTGGCCCCACTCCGGCCGCGTGGCCCGGAAAGGACGGGTCAGGAAGGTCTTCCGCCCGAGCCCGGCCAGGAACCGCTCCCAGGCGTCCAGCCGGCTGAGGTAGACGGACTCCCTCACCTCGGCCCGGGAGAAGCGGGCCCCCGCCCGGTCGGTGATCAGCCAGTCCCGCAGGGCCAGCGGGAAGGTCCGTAGCACCGCCCAGGCCCGCCCCGGCAGGGTGGACAGCACAGGCGGCCGGCCGGCGGGCGAGTAGTTCGGGTACACCCGCTCGGTGTGGTAGAGCGCCGTGTAGTCCCGGGCGTTCAGCTTCAGCCCGCCGATGTCGATGACCTCGTCCGGCACGCCGTCCATCGCCGCCCACCAGCGGAAGGCGCGGAAGGTGACGCCCTTGAAGTAGAGATCCGTCAGGTAGAGCCCGAACAGGGCAATCCTGGCGAGGCCCTCGTAGGCCCGCTTGATGGGCATGGTCGGGGAGAGCTTCTTCGTCTTCTCCCGGGCCCCGTAGAACTCCATGAACTGCTCGTAGCTGGAGATCAGGGCCTCCCGCCGGATGTCCCGCTTGAGGACCCCCTTGCCGGCGAAGAGGGCGAGGAACTTCCGCAGCCCCACGTCGAGGAAGGTGCCGGCCTCCAGCACGGCGGCCCCGGCGAGGAAGAACGGCGCGGCGAGCATACTGCTCAGGCTGGTGCTCATCCGCACGCCGCTGAAGAAGACCTGCGTCAGGTTCAGCGCCGTGCCGGCGATCGGGTCCACGAGGGTTCCCACCGCCCGCAGGGCGGAGACGAACAGGGTGTGGCGCGTCGGCGCGCTCGGGCCGAGCCGCAGGTCCTGCGCCGGGTCGATGGCGACCAGCCCCCGGATGAACCTGTCGAGGTTCGTCGGCTTCTGCCCGAACCAGTCCTTGAACCCGTTGTCCAGGTGGCGCTCCGCCAGGTCGGGAATCCCCAGCGTCCGCTGGACCCACATGTTGTAGAGCTCCCGCTGGGGCGAGGGGAGCTGCCTGGCGAGCCGCTCCCCGCGCACCTGGATCGGGGCGAGCCAGATGTAGTTCGCCGCCCGGCGGAGGTAGTTCGAGAAGGTCAGCAGGAAGCTGGGCAGCACCCGCTCCACCTTCTCCTCGCGCCGCTTCCCGTGGACGAAGCCGACGGGCGGGGGCTCCCGCAGGTCGGAGAAGGCCGTGGAGGAAGTGTCCTTCGCCAGCTCCCGCGCCCGCGACGCCGTCAGGGCCTCCTGGTGCGGGGCGTACTCCTTGATGTCCGCCCCCTCCGGCTCGGCGATCTGCGTGCGGGTCGCTCGCTTCTCCTCCAGCAGCTCCCGCATCGCTTCGAGGTCGCGCTCCACCGTCTCCAGGCGCTTCTTCCGGGCCTTGATGATCCGGCGAGCCTTGCGACGGGCCTTGCGGAAGATGGACTCCTCCTCCTCGTTCTCCAGCTCGTACACGACGGAGTCCAGGTCGAAGCCACAGGCCGCGAGCAGGCCGGCGGGCGAGCCCTCCTTCTCCGCTTCGAGGGCCTGCTCGAACATCGAGATCTCCCGCTGGAGCATGTCCCGCTCGTACTCCAGCGCCCAGGTGGTCATCAGCGCCGGGGCCACCCGGGTCTCCTCGTAGATGCTGGCCCGGGCTTCGAGCCACTGCTCCTTGATCCGGTCGGTAACCTTTCGGAACCGGCGGTAGAGCTCGACGAGGCTGACCTCGACGGTCTTCTTCACGGGCGACAGCGGGCCGGGCCGGACGGTGTAGTAATGGCGATCCAGCCCCGAGGCCACCGCCTGCTCCGGCGTGAGGTCGCCGTTCAGCATCCGCCAGAGCAGGTGGTCCAGTCGCGGGATCCGCTCCACCGCCTCGAAGATGTCGTCCACCTCGGCGAGGATCTGCTTGAGCCAGACGAGGCGGCCCATCAGGGCGGCCCGGTGGAGGGCCCACGGGTTCCGCTCCAGCTCGCCCTCGGCGATCCGCTCGTAGAGCAGGCGGGGGGTGGGGGCCTGGAGCTCCGGCCCGATCACGGCCTCCATCCGCTTCGTGTGGGCGGAGAGGTTCTCCATCGTGAGCAGGAGGGTCCGCGTCTCGGCCAGCAGGTCGGCGATGATGAGCTTCGTCCACTTGACGGGACCGAGCCGCTTCCCCTTCCGCAGGGTCGGGTTGACCGCCTCGATGTTCTCGCGGATCACCCGCATGTCCGCAGTCTCCGCCTCGTCCAGGGCGGCCTCGCGGAGCTTCGAGTAGTTCCGCAGCACCCGGTCCATCAGCTCCCGGGCCTTCTCGTTCGGGCGACCCTGGTCGTCCTGGTGCGCCATCGTGACGGGCGGTAGGACGGTGTAGGGGTCGTCCACCGTGTCGAGGAAGTGGAAGTGCCGCGCGACGGCGTAGAGAAGGTCGGGGTGCAGCTCGGACAGCTTCGACGGGTCCCGCGACCACTGGGCGACGATCTCCGCCGCCTCCTCCAGGGACAGCTTCCGCCCCTCGCCGCGCCGCCGGGCGATGCCCCGCATCGCGTCCAGCTCGGTCCGCAGCTTCTGCGTGGCCGAGACCAGGAGCTTGTGCCGCTTGAGGGCGGCGATGAGGGCCTCGTCGATCTGCGGGAGGAGGTCCAGCGGGGGCTCCCAGCCGAACGGGAAGATGCGCGACCCGTCCGCCATCGGCAGGCCCAGCTTCCGAAGCGCCCGGAGCAGGTGGGCCTTGCGGACCTGGCGGTAGCGCCCGCCGGGCATGGAGAGCTGGCCGATCCGCCGGACGATCCAGGCGGCCCGCTCCGCGTCCGACAGGATCTCGAAGGCCCACTCCGGCAGCCCCTCGCCCCGGCGCGCGAGGTCGAGGGCCAGGAGCCGGGGGTCCTTCTCCATGACCATCTCGTACATGCCGTCGTAGGACTGGAGCACCGAGGTGGGGACCGGCAGCCCCTTCTCCAGGGCCTCGGCGATCGCCAGCAGGTGCTCCCGCTTGGAGGCGTCGGGGTGGAGCGCCTTCCACAGCGGCCAGGGCATCTTCCACGGGGCCGGCCCGCCGGCGGCGGTCATCGCCATCTGCCGCCAGGCCCCGGGTGCGAACTCCCCGAGATCCCGAAGCCGGGACCGGTCGAAGACGACGACCGCAGGCTCGTTGCCGTGGAGGGTGGCCCGCAGCACGACGCCGTCCGGCAGCGCGTCGGCGGGGTCGAGCCCCAGCGACTCCGCCATCCTGGGCACCTGCCGGAGGACCTGCCGGATCGTCAGGTTCCGCTCGTGGACCTTCTCCGAGTCCAGCCTGCTCCAGACGCGCCGGGGGATGGCCCCCAGGTCCAGCAGGCGGACCAGGCGAGCCTCCGTGGCGCGGGCGTCCAGGTAGAGCGACTGGACGCCGCGCACGTCCACCCAGTTCCCCTCGCCGAGGAAGACCTCCTTCTGCTCGACGTTCCTCTGCCGCCCACCCCGCAGGACCGGCACGGCCGGCTGCCGCCAGTGGTCGGCATCGAGCTGGAGGTAGAGCCGGGTCTTCACCGGCACGTCCCACCGGTTCGCCCACTCGGAGCCGGCCTGGAGAGCGGCCCAGTAATCCACCATGCGGAGGTTCCGCAGGTCCGCCAGCTCCTGGACCTCCACCGCCGTCAGCTTCTTCCCGGCGACGGCCAGCGGCAGGACCGTGGAGGAGTCCTTCACCACCGTCACCGCCGGCCGACCGGGCACGACGATGTGAACGGCGTCGAAGGTGGACCCGCTGTCGTCCCACAGCCAGCGGAGGAACTCCACCACCGGGCGGGAGGGCGGCTTCGTGGGATGGAGCCCCTCGCGCAGGTCGCGGACGAACCGCGCCAGGTCGCCGCCGTACCGGGCCGTGACGAACCCCCGGAGGGTGCCGGGGACGTTGACGATGTCGTCACCCTCGGCGGAGACCTCCAGCACCAGCGGGTTCCCGGGGAAGACCCTGACCTCGTGGACGTAGCCGTGCCCGTTGACGGCCAGGGCGTCCACCGCGTCGGCCTCGTCCTCCCAGGCGAGGAGGAACCCGCCGCCCCCCGGGGGATGGCTCAGGCGGAGGGAGAGCCCGAGGGAGTAGACGTAGGCGAGGTGCCCGGGCCAGGCGAAGGGGTCTTCCCCGACGTACCGGGCTCCGGGGGCGGAGGGCTTCCGGTCGGCGAGGAGCTCGGGGAGGTCCTCTCGCCAGACGGGGAGCCTGAACCACCGGAGCTTTCGCCAGATCCGGCCAGCGGGTCGGGCCGCGAGAGAAGGCCGGCGATCCCTTCCCACATCGGAGCCTTCGCGCGGCGCTCGGGCGGCAAGCTGTCCACTGCCATCCGGTAGAGCTTCTCCACGTCCAGGCCCTCCCGCTTCGCCCGCCAGAGCATCGTTCGGAGATACGGGGATACCCCGTCGGTCCGCATCAGGGCCAGGAAGATGCCTACCTCCGCCCGGTGCTCCTCGGAGCTCAGGTAGATCGTCGGCGGCAGGTGCAGCCCCAGTTCTTCCAGCTTGCTCTTGTCCACTTTCTTCACTGCTCATCCCCTTGATCGGGATATGCCCGAAGGTGTTTTTCTCCTTCTCGTAGAGCGCCCAGGCGGTCTTCGTGACCCTGACCGCCTCGACGAGCGCCTGGCGGTCCGCCATCAGCGTGTCGATCAGCTCCTTCCCGAGCCTGGCGAGCATCGGGGCGGCGTAGCGCGTGAGCTGCTGCACCGCCCACTGCCACTCGGGGGCCGTGTGGTCGAAGGCCCCTCCGCCGTGCGCGATCTCGTGGACCGCCACCTCGAAGAAGGTATCGACGATGCGCTCGACATGCACGCGCAGGTAGGAGGTGACGACCTCGTCCTCCTCCGGCGACAGCTCCCCCTCGGCCCACCGCTGGAGCTTGACCACGTCGTGCCTGTCGAAGCCGGCGTGGCGGAGGATCGTGATCGGGTTGAGAACGTACCCACGGAGAGCCCGCGAGGCGTTCATCTCCTCGACGGGGAACCCCTCGCCCAGGATCTCCCGCAGCACCTTGACCCGTTCGCCTTCCTCCAACCAGTCCAGCGGCACGCTGCGGGAGTAGCCGAGCACGTTCGGCTTATCGGTCAGCTCCCAGCCGAGGAAAGGATTCACGCTGTAGGTGAACCTTTGGAGACCGAAGCCGACCTGTCCGGGTAGGGGGATCGAGCCGAGCCCTAGCTCTTCCTTGGCGGGCAGTCCATGCTTGCCCAACAGCGACTCGACATCCACCCGGAGCCGGGCCAGCACCGACAGGATGGAGGTGAAGAACTTCCCCTCCCGGATGCCCTTCACGACCAGCTTGCCGCCCGGGTCCTTGTCGAAGACGTCGGTCGTTCGGAAGAGGTGGAACTTCTGCGGCTTGCCTCCGGCGTGTACGGAGGTCGGCGGCAGCTCGCCGTAGGACTCCTCGACATACTTGATCGAGAGCCGCCTGGCGGCGTCCTGCACGAAACTGTCGATCTTCTCCCGAATGATGTTCTGGACGGAAGATTGGTAGTTCGCCTTCAGGTCCTCCCGCGAGGGCAGGAAGGGATACTCCGCGTCCCGCTCCGGCACCTCCGGGTCGATGTCGATGAAGAGCGCGCTCCCGAGCTGGTTCACGATCTGGACGGTCTGGTTCCCGAGCAGGCTTATCACCGGCATGGTGAACTGCGGCAGCCCACGGATGGAGATGTGAGCGATGATCATCCGGCTGTGGCTGGGCAGGATGGCACCGGTCGATTTCTGCCCGATCCCCCACACCTGTACGTTGCTCTTCTTCAGGCTGCCCTCGATGGCCCCCGCGATCTCCGGCAGGGGCACGAGCCCGATGTCGGAGGCATCCACGCCCTCCCCTCGCCAGAAGTCGTAGGCATCGTTTCCTACCAGCGGCCGCGTCGCCCCCTCGTTGTCCAGCCAGCCCGGGACCGGGAGCCCCAGCGACTTCAGTGCCTTCTTCAGCACCGGCAGCGGGAAGAACGACATGGCCCTGGACGGGCCGCTGTTCAGGCCCATCACCAGTTGCTGCAATGGAGTGGAGAGCAGATGCCCCGATCCCAGGGCCTCTACCAACGAGGTGACCAGCTCCGCCCGCCGCTCATCGGGGGAGCAATACCACCACCACCGCTCGGCCAGTTCGGCGAGACGCGAGCCCTCGGGAGCGATGGTCCCGATGGAGAGGTTCTGGATGGAGGCGCGAGGGTCATCCCCCATCACGAGGCCCTTCCAGGCGTCGGGGATCTCGAACTCGAACCGGACCGCCTGGTCCAGCAGCCCCAGCTCGGCGTAGGACTGGAGGGTGAGGGCCCACTCCATCGTGGGTCGCAGGAAGCGGTTCAGCGCCGGGCCGGGGAGGCTCTCAAGGAAATCGTGCATCTGCTTCCCGGCCAGCTCCGCATCGTTGGGCGGGGCACCGTCGATGTAGCCGGGAAGCCGGGCCTCCGGCGGGTACTTCCAGCGGAGGATGTCGGTCTCCCTGTCACGCTCCATGTCGAAGAGCATGGAGGGGAACCGCATCGTGATCCGCGTGCCCATCGGGTCGTCGGGCCGGGCCGGCCGGGTCGTCATCCGGGCCTTCATCGTCTGCCGGTACTCGTGCGGATCGACTTCCAGCTCGGTGACGGTCGAGCCGTCGTTCGTCCAGACCTGCACCTCCGAGAAGACGAAGATCGCCTTCGCGCCGATCCCGAACCCCCCGACGGTGCCCTCCTTCTCCTGGATCTTCACGTTCGCCAGGGAGAGGAAGTGCTTCCGGATCGTCTCTGGGCTCATCCCGTCCCCGTCGTCCTCGACCGTCAGGGCCAGGTTGGCCGGATCGACGGCGAGACGGATGCGCCCGCCGGTGCCGCCGTGTCGGCGGCGAACGGCCCCGAGAGCATTCTGCACGGCCTCGCGGATGGCGACGCCGACGGGGTGGGACTGGTATCGCCCGGCCGTCTGGTCGTGCAGGACGTTGGAGATGTTGATCTCGCCCCGCACCTCTTCCTGCGGCTCGCCCGCTTCCATCGGCTGCTCCCGCCACTCGTTCGGCTGCGGTGGGTACAGCTCGTCCTCGTTGTGCGCGTCGATGATCCGGATGTTCTCCGGATCGAGCACGGCGACGATGTCGTTGGGCGGCCCGAGATCGACGAGGTCGGTGAAGATCGCCCCGTCGTGACCACCCTTGATCGCGCGATCGACGTTCTCCCCCATGCCGACGAGGTTCCAGGGCTTTCCCTTCGCCGGGACGATGAGCGGGTTCCGGAGCCGAACGGCATTCCGCCGGATGAGATTGAGCTGGATCAGCCCGCGAGCGTGGACGAGCTTGACGAAGTAGTCGTCCGGGTCGGGCTGCTCCCCGGACATGTCCAGCGGCGGCTCGCGGAACCACTCCCTCGGGAGAGAGGTGAAGAGATCCCTCGCGGCCTCGACGAACCCCTCGGGAACGGGGTCATCAAGGTCCGCGTCCAGGAACTTGGGTAGCCGGAATAGCAGCCTGCCAATCAACCTCATGCCCAGCACGTAGGGGGCATGTGAGGCGTTGTACGGGATCTCCAGCTCGTTCTCGTAGAGGGTGCGATCCATCAGCGCGACTCTCGGCATCGCCATGGCGACGTGGGCGATGGGGGAGAGCAGCACGTGGTAAAGCAGCGTATCGTATCCCTCCAGCACGGCATCCAGGTAAACCCCGTACTTCTCCAGGAACTCCTTATCCGCCAGGTTCGTAAAGGCTGCATCCAGCAGCGTGTAGTAGAGGCGGACGACCTGACCGCCGGTCCACCCCAACCGCCTTACGATGGCTTGCCCGAGGTCGGCCATGAGCATGGCGGCGTGATCGATAGCCGCAGACTCCTTGTCGCCTTCCTCAATCCTCCTTGCCGCCGCCTTCAGTGCCTCGAACTCCGGCAGGCTCTGTACCTCGGGCGGAATGTCACGAGCCGTATAGCGCCCCGGCCCGTCCATGAGGGCTATCGTTCCGAACGTTTCAAGACGGTGCAGCGGGAAACCCGTATCGAGACTGGCCGCGAAATCGTATGCCCTGGCGAGGTGGGTGAGGGCCCCCGATCCGAGGAGGCGCTGAACGAACTCCCTTCCCCCCAGGCCGTAGGCGCACCACCAGCGCCACATGCTATCTATCCACTGGTCGGCCTCGGCCGCCTCCGTGTCATCGTAGCCCGGGGGGAAGTCCAGCACTTCTTCGCTGTAGAGCTCATCGAGCGTCGCGGGGTCGAAGGCTTGTCGCTCAGGAAGGCGGAAAATCCCCTCCTCTACCAGGACCTGGATGGCCCTCTTCTCCAGGGGTTCGAGGGGGGCGAAGCCGAGCCCCTTGTTCGTCAACGCCATGCGGGCAATATTGCCGATGTTGCTGGAGGTAAAGGTGGCATGGGACGCCCCGAAGATGGTATGGAAGAGGAGACCGGTCGGGACGGCCCACGTGAACGCCGCACGCCTCGTGGTCATATACAACCACGCTTCTCGGACACGAGGGTCGGGATGGTTGAGAAACCCCATCTCGACGATGAAGACGAAAGGCCCCTCGTAGAGGTCATGCTGGAAGCCCGGCCAGGCGAGCAGCGCAGCCAGCCCCCGCTTCATCGGATCGGCGTCGAGAAGCTGGTTCTTGACGATGGGCTTTGCCGCCTTCTCCAGCGCCGCGTGGAGCACCCCCAGCAGAGGTGCCCGGTTCCCCGGGGAGGCATCCAGCTTCGTGAGGAGGGTCCACGTGGCCGGCTCGACATACTCGGCGAGGTAGCGCTGCTGGGCCTTCATCATCTGTAGGGGCGTCGGGACCTCGCCCTCCTCCAGGTTCCAGGGCAGGGGGATCCGTGGGGGAAGCGGAGCATTCTTGTCCACGAGCCAGCGCAGCTTCGGCATCGATTCGAGCAGCCGTCGGGCTTCCGCTCCCCAGGTTCCGCTCGACGCCAGCACCTCCTTCATGGCGCGCCTGACCTTGTCAGGCCCGGAAACCATGGCGAGGAATCCAAGCCCGCTGATGGTGGACACGTAGGCGGCGATTCCCTGGGAGGTACGTACCTCCGTTGGAGGGGAGGATCTGTAACCCCTCTTCAGGTCGGCCTTGATTCGGAGGGCCCACCAGATCAGTCCATCGGACACCTCGCCCAACGGGTCCCGCGACTCCTCGCCAAAGCGAAGTGGATTACGATACGACGGCTTGTGGAAGAAGGTATGCAGGCTCTTCCGGAGCACGGAACCCGAGGGGAGGGTGGCCCATTCGAGGGGGAAGCTGGACGGGACGCTCCCGGTGAAGGTCTTCTCCACGAGCTGGGGCCAGCGCCGACGAAGCTCCTCGACGGCCGTCTTCCACATCTCCAGCCGACGACGCCTGGCCTCCTCGCTCTCGCCCACGTAGGCCCGCCTGACGATGATTTGCTTCTGGTACTTGAAGAAGACCTTGAAGTCGTCCCGTGCGGCCGTCCTGGAGAAGTGCGGCTCAGCGGGAAGAGCCTTCTCCGCTGCCCACGCCAGCTTGTTGAGCGCCAGCTCGGTGAACGAGCGGGAGGTGACGGGGTCGGTGGCGGCCCACACGGCCATCCTGGCCGAGTAGGCACCGGTCACCTCTCCCAGCCTCTCCTTCTCGTACTGGAGGAACGTCGGGTCGGCCGTCCCGTGGTAGAAGATGATCGGCGAGCCGTCCGGGTGAACGAGGACCGAGTCCTGGACCCACTTCCAGATCGGCCACGTGCTGTCGTCGTCCCCCACCTCCATCGCCTGCTGCTGCCACACGGGCGTGGCGATGGTCGGCTCGGTCGCGTCCTCCGCCTTCGCGCGGGCGTTCAGGACCTTCTTCGCCTGCCGAACGAACTGGCGAGCCGCCAGCCACCCGCCGGCCTTCTCGTAGCCGTCCGCCTGGCGGAGGACGGCCGCCGCGTCGGAACCGTCCCGCTCGACGACGTCCGGTCCCGGCGGGGCCTCGGGCAGCTCCTCCTCCAGCTCGGAGATGGTGTCTCGCAGGGCCTGCACCTCCCCCTTCGTCAGCTCCCGGGGGCTCTCCAGCCGCTCGACCGCCTCGGCCGCCCGGCTGAGGATGTCCGGCTCGACGCCCATCATCTCCCGCCGGGCCTGCTCGAACTCGGCTGCCGCCCGGGGATCGACCTCCGCGAGCCGGAGCTCGCCCCGGTCGGTCAGCTCCCACCGGACGGGCAGGCCGGGCACCGGCGTGAACGACCAGCCGGGCCCGGCGAGGTCGTGGTAGCGGACCGGCGTGATCCGCCCGGACCGGTCCTGGAACCACGGCTCGCCGGCCCACTGCACGACGGCGAGCCTGTCCCCGGAGGGCGTCCGAGCGACGCCGATGGCGATCGGCTGCTCCTCGTCGAAGCCGGCGAACGCCCGCGAGGCGGCCACCTTCTGCTGCTTCGCCGCCTCCCAGGGACGGGTCTCCCAGTCCCGGGCCGAGGGAACGGCCAGCTCCTTCCCGAGCGGGATGTTGATGTCCCCCCGCACGGGCTCCGGCGCGGGCCCCTCGCCGTCCGCCTCGATCGCCCGGGCCTCCTCCCGCGTCAGGACGGTTCGGACTGGCTTCGCCTCCGCCCCGCTCGTGAAGGTGGCGACGACCTCCCGGGGGCCGAGGTCCTCCAGCCGCGCCCGGGTCTTCGCCTTCACCCGCTCCCGCAGGGCGGTGAACTCGTTGGGCCGATCCTCGCCCCGGAGGAACTGCGGCAGGTCGGCCCCGAGGGCCTGCACGTCCTCCCACCGGTAGACCCGGACCCGGCCCGTTCGCGGGTCCCGCGCGACCAGCGGGGGGACGGGCACCCCTGCCTCGTCCAGCCGGCCGGCCAGCTCCAGCGCCGGCGCGAGGAGGCCGGGCAGGGAGCCGTCCTGCATCGCCGGCGGGTCCGGGAGCTGCACGTCGTGCCGGTTGGCCGCCTGTACCAGCTCGTCCGCCCAGCGGACCACGGCGGCCCGACCGGCGACCTCCACCACGCCCGGACCCCGCAGCCCGGGCTCGCGGAAGAAGGCGTCGGTGTCGATCCCGAGCAGGCGATCGACCCTCCGAACACCCTCCGCCGAGCCGGCCAGCCGGCTGGCCTCCTCGATGACGGCCACCGCACCGGTGTTGGCCGCCGCCAGCTCGGCGTCCGACATGGTGCCCAGGGCCGGCCGGAGGAACTCCAGGTCCTCCGCCACCTTCTCGGCCACCTCGATCGGGCGCGGGTCGCCCGTCGCGTCCACGGCCTCCCTCGCGTGCCGGCGGGCCGTGTCGAGCCGCGCCGAGGCCCAGAGAGGCGAGGCCGCCATCTGCGGGTCCCGGACGCCCTGGGGCTCCGGGGCGGGCGCGGGAGGCCCCTCCGCGCGCGTGAGCGGCCGGACCTCCGGGATCGGCGTCTGGAGCACGCCCGGCGTCGCCCGGGGCACGGGCTCGACCGGGGGAGCCGGCGGCGGCGTGGCGGCCGCTTCCCCGGCTTCGAGGAGCGGGCGCTCCCCGGCCCGGGCGGCCAGCTCCGGCACCGGTCCCTGGGGCACGGGCCGCCCGGCGAGCAGCTCGCCGCCGAGCCGGCCCGCCGCAGCCAGCGGGCCGAAGAGGGCGGCCCCACGGGCGATGGCGGACGCCTCGGCCCCGAGGGCCTGCCCGGGGGTGATCTCCCCGGACAGGGTCCGGCCGGCCAGCTCCGGGGCCGCGTAGGCCCCCGTGAACCCGCCGGCCACGGTAGCGTGCCGGACGCCGGACGCCCCGGCCTTCAGGGCCAGCTCGCCGATCCGCCGGCCGGCCGTCTGGCGAACGATCCGAAGCCCCAGCTTCCCGCCCTGCCGCTTCGCCACGCTCCGCAGCAGGTCGATGGCCCGGTCCACCAGGACCTGGTCCGCCTCGGGCGGGAGGATCACCTTCATCCCGCCCTTCCCCCCGACCACCCGCGCGCCGGCCCGGTCGAGCATCTCCGCCGCCCGGGACAGCTCCCAGGTGGAGAGCCCGAGCTCCCGGGAGCCGAACCGCCCGGTGACGGAGAACAGCCGGCGGAGGACCGGCCCGAACGCCTCGGCGACGGTGCTGCCGCCCACCTGGACGGCCAGCTTCTCCAGCGGGGAGGCCAGGAGGTTCCCCGCCCGCAGCAGGCCCCGACCGAGGAGGCCGGCCGGGCCGGAGAACAGCATCCCCGCGACCTCGGCCTTCGTCCGGGCCTCCCGGGGGACGCCGCCCAAGAGGGAGAACTCCTCCTCCGCCCGCCGCCAGCGCTCGGAGAGGGCCGGCAGGTTGAGCGCCCAGCCGCGCACCCCGGCCATCCCCATCGCCGCCGCGCCCGCCCACGGGTGCTGCTGGCGGGAGAGGATGAGCGCCCGCGTTCGCAGCCGGCGGGAGAGGTCCGGGTCGTTCTCCTCGCCCTCGAAGATGGGGACCCACACGGTGCGCCCGGGAGCCCCCGGGCCGGGCAGCGCGGTGCCGGCCAGGCCGAGCCGCCCGGCCTCCTCCCGCTCGGGCCCAGGCAGCTCCCGCGAGGGGGCGAGGTGGTAGGGCCGGATGGAGATGACCCGCCGGCGCTGCATCGAGGAGTACGGCTGCCGCACCGTGCGCCCGAGGCCACCGGGGACGTGGCGGTCCTCCCACCCTTCCGGCGGCACCATCTCGCCGCCCGGGGGCTGGATCGCCCCCTGCTGGAGCATTCGGAGCGTCTCGCCGCCGATCTCCCGGAAGCGCCGGCCGGCCTCGGGCGGAGGAGTCGCCGCCACCCGCCGAGCCAGCTCGGCCCGCATCCCCGCGAGCGGGTCTGCGACGGCGGGAGGCTGGAGCTCGGGCTGCCCGGGCGCTGGCTCGGTGGAAGCAGGAGAGGCCGCCGCGCCGGAGAGCGCGGGCTCCTTCGCGGGCGTCCCTCCCGCCGGCAGGTCGGGAGGGGCCGGCGGATTCGGCTGCTGGAACCTGGGATCGACTCCCGCGTTCAGCGGCGTGAGCGCCATCGTCTCGATCCTCCTACTGTGCCGGGGCGGGCTGGGCCTGGGGGGGCTGGGCCTGGGGCTGTACCCCGATGTAGGGCGAGAGCTGCTGCCGGATCTCCTCGCCGGACAGGGCGGACCCGAAGGTCGTGCTGATCCACCCGCCGCCCGTCGCGGTCTCGTCCATCCACCGCTGCGTGATCATCGCCGCGAGCCTGGGATCCTGCGTGATCTCCAGCGCCTTCTGGTACACGAAGCCCACCACGTCGGCCCCGTACTGGTTGATCAGCTCGGCGTTGCCGCCCTGGAGGCCGTTCTCGATGAAGAACCGGAGGGTCGTACCCTTCGGCGCACCGGGCGGGGTCCATCGGTCCGCTTCCAGCGCGACCTGGCCCTGGAGCCGGCGGTACGCCTCCCCGGGATCGAGCACCGCCTCGGGCGGGTGCCCCCCGGGCATCCTGTCGGAGAGGGCCGCGTCCCGGAGGTACGACAGCTCCTGGAGCCGCGACTGGAGCCTGAGGATGGTCGAGTCGATGTCGGAGATGGCGTCCCGGTAGATCATCCGGGCTCGCGGGGACCAGGTCTCGTGGTAGGCCATCTCGTAGGCGGCCTTGGTGTTTTCGAGCTGCCGGAGCTGGGCGGCGATGTGGCCCGCCGTCTCGTCCACCAGGCGCGCGCTATCGACGCGGCCCCGGCGGATCTGCTCCTGGATCTGGGCGATCTGCGCGTCCGTCCGCTCGATCGTCTTCCGGTTGGCGTCGATCGTCGCCTCGACGCGCCGGACCTCGGCCTCGGCCATCTGCTCGTTCCGCTTCTCCTCCTCGCGCAGGCGGAGAACGTGGTCTCGCAGCTCGGGGTCCTTCTCCCACTCGGGGTAGAGCGAGGTGATGACCGACGAGCCGACGCCGCCCTTGCGCGTGATGTCGGTGGCCTTCAGCAGGGTCGCGGCCTTCCTCTCCCGCAGCTCGTACTCGTGTTTCCCCTGGCTGTACCGGGCCGTCCACTGCTGGAGGGCCTTCTCCGCAGCCTCCAGCTCCTCGGGCGTCTGGATGTCCGCCGGGATCTCGGGCAGCCCCTCGGTATCGACGGGGATGCCGTCCTTTGCCATCTGGTCCAGCAGCTCCCGGTGGCGGCGGTGGAACTCCTGCACCTGCTGGCGGAAGAGCAGGCCCTCCTGCTTCTTCTCCATCCGCCGGCCGATCATCATCTCCCGCAGGAGCTGGAGGCCGGTCCGCACGGCGGCCTGCCGCCCGGCGTGGGCCTGCGAGAGCATCTGCATCGCCATCTCCGGGTGCTGGATGGCGAGGATGGCGATGCCCAGCCGCTGGGAAGGGGACAGCTCGGCCGCTTCGAGCACCCCCTTCATGTATCTCTCGAACTCCTCCTTGTTGACGCCGGGGGGCAGCTCACCCTCTTCCTCGTCGGGCACGATGTCCTTCGCCGCCTGGAGGGGATTCTCCTCGACCTCCTCCTCCGGGACCGGCTCCCCACGCTCATCGACGAGCGTCTCGCCGGGCTCCTCCTCCGAGGCCGGCTCGGCGGTGGGCTGGGCACCCTCGGCGGCCCCGGACGGTTCCTCCGTCGAAGGGGCCTCCCCCGTGGCCTGGGAGGGAGCAGCCCCCTCCGTGGTGCCCGCCACGAGCTCCCGCTCCATCAGGGACTTCACCCGCTCGGCGTGCCCCCGCGACTCCTCCGGCCACTCCTCCGGCGACTTCCCGATGACCTGGCCGGGCCCACCGTTGTAGGCGGCGAACACCTCCTCCGGCGTCTTCGCCCCGTAGTCGGCCTGGAGCCGCTTCAGGTAGCGCGCGGCGGCCCGGGCCTCCAGCTCCGGGTTCCCCAGCACCTCCTTGGGGTCCATCCCCACGTCCTTGACAGCCTGGGGGGTGAGCTGGAAGAGCCCGACGGCTCCCTTCTTGCTGACGGCGTCCAGGTTGCCGGAGGACTCCGCTCGGGCCAGGGCGCGCAGCGCAGCCGGATCGACGCCCTCCTCGTGCGCCACCCGCTCGACGAGCTGCCCCATGTCCGGGTCGAGCGGCGGGAACTTCCGCTCCAGCTCGTCGGCGGCGGGCTGCTGCTGGGGGGTGGAGGGGGGCTGCTGGACGGCGGGCTGCGCTGGGGCGACCAGGCCGGGAGGGGTCTCGCCCTGGAAGATCGCCGGGACCTGCGGGGTCGCGGGAGGCTCCGGCTCCGGGACTGCCGGGGGAGCGGTCGAGATGTCTTCCGCCGGGGCGTAGACGAGAGGGGTCTCCGGCTCCTGCCTGGCGGCTCCGAGGGCCTGGGCCAGGCCCTGGAGGAAGTCCAGCGTGTAGGGCTGCCCGACGTCGGTCGAGAACATCTTCCGTCCTCCGCTAGCCGAAGAGCTTCTTCCCGACGCTGCCGCCGAGGAGGCCACCGATGAAGTTCCCGAGGCCGCCGGCCGCACCGCCGCCCGTCTGGGGAGCGCCGGGGATCGGGGCACCGATCAGCGTCTGCGCCTCGCCGAGCTGCTTGGCGATGAGCTGCTGGATCATGTTCTGGAACAGGTTCCCCGCGAGCCCGATGTCCTGCCGGCGGAGCCCCTCCTGGAGATCCGCGAGCTGCCGGTACGCCTGGTTCGCCTGGTTCTGGGCGTTCAGCAGGCCGGAGGTGAGCATCGCCCCCGGGACCCCCACGCCCCCGGCCGCAGTGTTCAGGTCGGGAGCCACGCCGGCCTGCATGGCCGCCCCCGGGATGGCGGCGCGCATCATCCCCATCATCCGGTTCTGTGCCTCCGCGATCCGCTCCTGGTGCTGCGGCCCGAGCTGGCCGGGGTTCTGGAGCATCGAGAGCATCTGCTGGACGAGCGCACCACCGACCGGCGACTGCCCGCCCTGGAAAAGCCCGGGGGCGAACATGCTGCCGGCCTGAAGATATGCCCCGGGGGAGATCCGCTGCTTCCCCTGCCGGTAGTGCTGCTTCGCCATCTTGTACGGGAGCATCGACGCCCGCGACTGCTTGCTCGCGCCGAGCAGGCTGGCCGCCGCACCGATCGCCGGAACTGCCCAGGCCATCGTCAACCCTCCACTGGCCCGGCCGGGCGGATCTTCAGGGCGAGAGCCCCGATCGCGCCGGTGGCCTGGCCGGTATGCGTCAGCGTGAACTTCATGGACTGCCCTCCGCCGCTCCTGGCCGCCTCGAAGGTGGAAAGGCGCTCTCCGGTGAGAGGGATGGCACTCTGGACGAGGTGCTGCGAGGTCCCGGTCCGGTCGGTACGGCCCCGGAGTTCGAGCACCAGGGTGTGGTCTCCCCAGTCGCTATGGTAGCACGCGCCCCGCAGGACCTCCGCGTACTCCAGCGGGCCGGCGGGGTAGATCCAGCCGGTTTCGAGGACGGAGACGATGTCGCCCCCGAGCCCGGCGAACTCGGCCTCGTCCGCCGCTCCGCGCATCTCGACGTAGACCTTTCCCTCCGAGGACAGCGACCACATCCGGAAGATCGCGGAGTGCTCTCCCGGCGCGAGGTCCACGAGCCGCTTCGAGTTGTCCGACACGACGTGGGGGCCGCTGGCCTTCGGGACGGGCTTCGAGGACTCCGAGAACTGGACCCAGTGCTCCGGCGCGACGTGGAACCAGATCTCCCGCCGGTTTCCGTCGGGGTCGTAATACTGGAACCGCAGGATCTGGTTCGCGGTGTCGTAGGCCAGGACCGTCTCGTCGAGCCGGCTCGTATCGACATCCCTGTCCCAATCGAGCGAGAGGGTGACCTTCATCACGCCGACGCCGCGCTCCGAGGGCAGGCCGCCGTCCGTCATCCAGATCCCGTTGTCCGCGACCCAGAAGACCAGCGGGTAGCCGTCGAAGGCGTGGGCCAGGCAGACGGAGGATGGCGTCCCGGCGAGCCCGATCGCCGGCGAGAGGATCGTGACCTCCATGTCCGTCAGATCGAAGGAGGGTTGGTTGGCGAAGGGGAGCCCCCGGATCCGGAACACCTGGTTCCGGGAGAAGAGCAGCATCACGTCGCCGAGGGAGATGATCGCCTTCAACCGATCCTGCCGTTCCGTCGGGAGCAGGCGGACCGTCTGGACCGTGGTGGGCCAGTATTCCGGCCATCCCGGCAGGCTCCAGTAGATCCGCCGCGTATCCTCTGCCGAAATGCCCACGATCGCTCCTTGGTACAGACAGGCGTCCAGCAGCGTCGGCGGCGTCCCGCAGGCATCGACGGCCAGCGCGCCGGCGAACACGACGAAGAGTGGCGGCGTGCCGAGGGAATCGTAGGGCACCGTGAAGTCGTCGAGGAAGGTCTCGTCCTCCACGCCGATCTCGGCGATCATGCCCATGTCCGGCCAGCTACCGGTCGAGGTGGATCTGTAGATCCGCCGGTGGACGAGGTCGGAGGGATAGCCATGCTCCGGCAGGTTCTGCTTGTCCGGTAGGGTGAGTCTGATCCCGTAGTAGGTATCGCTCTCGGTGACGGTGATGCTGCGAACCGGGCAGGGGGCCGATTCCACTTCCACGGTCTGCCCGTCCGAGAGGGTCCGGCGGTAGATCTCCGTGACGACATAGTTGTAGGTGCCAGGCGGAACCTTCGTGCCATCCGGGCTCCCGCTGGACATCCAGATCTCGTAGACGTAGGCCGTCACGGGGATGGCCCCGACCCGGCCTTCCCCGATGTTCATGGCGGAGATCTTTACTCGCACGGAGCCAGAGTCCACGCCGGAACCGATGGTCGTCTGCACGGTCTGGCGGCGCGTTGCCGCACCATCGTAGATCTTCCGCCAGTTCGTGCCGCCATCCTCGGAGACGAAGACTCGGACGACGGAAGTACCGAAGGAGTACCCTCCGTAGTGCCAGTCGGCGAGACCGGACGGGTCGTACTTCCCATTGAACGTCTTGCCGTTCTGCCTGGACTTCTCTTCCCCCTTCAGCTCCACGTTCAGGATGAACCCCGAGACATCCGTCCCGCTGTCGAACGTCCAGTGGGCGGTGTGCCACCCGTCCGTGGTATGCAAATGAGCGGAGGCTGCCGTCTCCTTGTTTCCGTCGTAGGCCCACTCCAGGTGAATGAAGCCGGGGGAGGTATCGTTGGTGCCGGAAGTGGGCCGGAGGAGCGTGGGCGTGGAGGTGACACCCTCAATGGTCTCGATCTGCGCGGGTGCCAACATCCCGGCGAACCGCCAGTTCCCGTCGCGGTCGCGCACGAGCGCGCGGGAGGCAGCTCCCGTCAGCAACCACCACTGGTTCTGACCGTCGTGGAGAGCCCGGAGCCAGTCCCCCTCCCGCTCGAAGTCGTCGCCGTTGGCATCCTTCGCCGTCGAGAAGGAGAGGCCGGAGAGTGCCGCCTCCGCCTCGTAGAGACGCGAGTTCGCGTAGGCGACGAGCCAGTCAGCCTCGTCCTCGTACTGGAGGTGCTTCAGCCCGATGACGTCCGTGCTCGTCCCCAGCGAGCCGGCCGCCTGCCGCCCGGGCACCTTCCAGATTCGGCTCTGGTCCCCGAGGCGGTAGTACCAGCCTCGCAAGCTGGAGACGGCTCCCGGGGGAAGACGTAGGGCATCTCCCCCCGTGTAGAGCCCCTTCTCGAACGTCAGCTCGACATGGTCCCGCTCGGCCATCGTCTACCCCTTCGGCTGCCACTCGACGTGGATGTGATCCGCTTCGAGGACGACGTCGAACTCGTCGCCGAGGACCTCGCGCAGGCGGTTGGTGACCTTCTGAACGCGCTCGGGGGGGAGGTTGGAGGTTCGGAGGTCCACGGCGTGGCCGACGTAGTGGAGGGAGGTCGGCGAGTGCTTCCCGTCCGAGCAGGAAGTGACGACCATCTCCTTCGCCTTGCCGGTCACCTCGTACACCCCCGCCGCCGCGTGGAGCGCGAGGACGAGCTGGGGGGCCAGCCCGAGCAGCCGGACCCCCGGCTTGAGCCGTATTACCATCACCGCTTCCTCCGCTTCTTCTTGGCCGCCGAGATTCGCCGGATGCGGGGCGTGGAGCTCGTCGAGTTCCGCCGCGAGAGCCCGGCCTCCGACAGGGCGATGGCGATGGCCTGCTTCGGGTTCGTCACCTTCTGCCCGGAGGAGGACTTGAGCTTCCCCCGCTTGAACTCCCGCATCACCCGGCGAACCTTGGCCCGCTTGCCGCGCTTCGTCTTCGCCCGGGTCTTCATCGGTCAGCCCTTCTTCTTCTTCCGACCCTTGTTGAGCTTCTTCAGGGTGATGGCGAGCCGGGCGCGCTTCCCGAGCTTGCCGCCCTTCTTCGCCGCCTTCTTCAGCTTCGAGGCCGGGATCTTCTTTCCCTTCGGCACGCCGAGCTGCTCGTGGAGCGCACCGGGATGCTTGATCGCCTTCTGGATCCACTTCTTGGCCATGATGTCACCTCTTCTTCTTACCCTTCTTCGCCGCCGACTTGTAGACGGCCTTCGGGTTGCCCTTGTAACCCGCCCGACCGACGGCCCGCATGATCTGCTTCGTCCGGGGGCCGAGCTTCTTGTCCTTCGTGGGGACGTTTCCCGCATCCACGGTAGACGAGGAGGAGCCGATCCCCTTCGTCAGTCGCCGCCGCTTCACAGCTCCCCCGACGGTCGCCGAGCCGAAGCCGCTGTTCGCCAGCTTCTTCACGTCCTTCGGGTTGAGGTTTGCGATCCGCTGGGCGGCCTTCTTCTGCTGCCTGGTCCTGAGCTGGACCTTCTTCCTCTTGGCCATGATGCCTCCTCATCTCAGCCAGCCGGCGCAGTACGCCAGGGCCAGGAACGCGAAGCCGAGAACGAACAGCCAGGTGATCAGCTCGCCCCACGGCACGGCGTGCCGTGTCGGTTCGGGCTTCGCCGGCTTCTCCACCTTCACGTCGTCGTCCGGGAGCCCGCGCCCCCGGATCCACCACCTCGGGTCGAACATCCTTCGCATCGTCACCTCCTGTCTTCGAGCCGGGCCGTGTTGCGTTCCACCGCCCGGACGAGGGCATCCAGCTTTCTGTCCAGGGTGTCCAGCTTGTGCAGTATCTGCCGCTGGTCCTCCGTGTACCGCGCCACCGGGAGGTACTTCTCCGCCACCTCCGCCCGGGCCTGGAGCGTGCCGACCCGTATGCCGACCAGGAAGGAAGCGGCAGTGAGGGCCACCATCACGATCGCCGGCCAGTTTCCGTTGAGTCGCACCTGCTGCTTCGTCATCTCTCGCTCTCCCGATCAATCCACCTGGTCGTAGATGCGCTCGAAGATGTCTCCACGAACGGGCCAGACGTCTCCGAACTCCCCGAAGCAGACGTAATCCCCGGGGCGGGCGATCGCCGTCCCGCTGGGCGTCTTTACCCTGAGGAGGCCGTCGTCACCGACTTGGAGGTACTCGATCATGTAGTAGCAATCCGCGACCTCGTCGGGGATGGTCTCCCCGTCCCACCGGAAGGCGTGAACGATGGCCGGCTTCTTCATGTAGCGCTTCAGGGACATTCGTCGTACCTCTCCGGCAACCGTCTCCAGTCGGTGTCCGGCTGCCACTCGTAGCAGGGCTTCTCGCACTGGGTCCTGTGGCCCCCGATGCAGTTCCCCTCGTGGTCGGTTGTGAGGCACGGATCCCAGTCGCACGCCTCCAGGCAGGCGTGGGGGAGGATCTCCACCGAATCCGAGGACCAGGCACTGCACCCGACGTCGTTGCACGCCCTGGCGACGAAGCCGGAGCCGTCGTTGATCTCGTCGCATGGGGTTCCCGAGACCAGGTAGGTCGTGGAGCCGTAGACCGTCGCGCAGACCTCCAGCGTGGAGGCGAGCGCGATCTCGTACCGCGTCGCCCCGGGGGAGGGGTCCCAGGACAGCTCCTCGTTGCCCAGGACCCCGTCCACGTCGTCGGAGCAGGCATGGTCCTGGCAGCCAGCCAGGACGGGCCAGGGGACGAGGAGGGCCAGGAGGAGCGCGAGGAGCCGCATGGTTCAGTCCTCCAGGTCCACCGGCGGAGCCTTCGCCAGCGCCCGGGTCTTCTCCTTCGAGCCCAGGGAGGACCCGAACCAGAAGGCCATGATCCGGGGCACCTCGCCCGTCAGGACGCCGAGCAGGGTCGTCGAGAGCCCGAGGACCCAGGACGGCACCTCGGCCAGCCCGCCCGCCCGGAGCTGGTCGAAGAGGCCGTACAGGATGGCGAAGTAGCCCCCGACGAACAGCGCCGAGAGGGTCACCTGCGGCCACACGTTCACCCGGAACATCCGCCGCGCCGACGCCCGGTCCTTCACCTCCAGGGCCGCGAGGTCGATGTCCAGCTTCCGCATCTCGGCCTCGAAGCGCCGGTCGATCTCCCGGAGCTTGACCAGCACCTCCGGGCCCGAGGTGAGGATCGCCTGCTCCACTTCCTCCGGCGAGGCGTCCGGCTTCCCGAGCACCTCCCGGGCGATGGTCGCCGTCGCCATCCCGGCCAGCGGCCCGCCGAGGGCCGAGGCGAGGGCCGGCGCGACGGAGGCGAGGATCCGCTTCAGCCTAGGACGCATTGATCGGGGCCTCCTCCTCCGGCAGCTCCAGCGGCTCCGGCGAGGGCAGGTCCTCCGGCCGGGTCGTGCCGGCCAGGCGGAATCCCTCCGCCGCGTCCGCCAGCCGCTGGCGCAGGGCCTCCTCCAGGACGGCCACGAGCGGCTGGCCGAAACCGCTGGCCGGTACCTCGAACTGCACCGGGATGACGCCCTCGACGGGCATCCCCTCGTCGGGCCGGACGGCCACGTTGAACGTGATGACCGCGTTGATCGGGTCGAGAACCTTCTCCTGTGCCATGAGTCCTCCTATCGCCGCGTCGAGCTGGCAGGCTCGGCGACGAGCTGCACGTAGTCGATGTAGACGGTCTGGTCGGCCGGGGGGTTGTTGCCCGTCTCGGCCGTGAACGGGACGACGTAGTAGGCCGTCGTGGGATCGAAGTAGTCCGTCGTGCAGGAGCCCACCTCCGTGCCATCCCGGTAGAAGGTCACCTTCGACTGGGAGGTGTCCCACTCGATCTGCCAGCGGTGCCAGTTCTCGTCCACCGGCCACTGCGTGGAGAACTCCCCGTGATAGCTCTCCGTCGAGGACTTCCAGCAGTAGATGTGGCCGTAGGCGGGATCCTTGAACTGCCCGGTGTTGGACAGGAACTCGATCACGGCCGACTTGTTGGATGAGCAATCACCGCCGATCATGCCGGCACAGAGCCCGATGTGGGCCTGGATGTCCGCCGGCTGGCTCGTCCCGGAGGCGTCCAGCTTCAGCAGGACGTAGAGCGTCAGCTTCGAGTAGTCGCCCGGGACGACCTGGAACGGCCGGTCCTCACCGGAGCCGGGGGATCGCAGGCCACCGTCGTCGTTGTCGCCCAGGACGAACTTCAGGACCCCCAGGTGCCCGTCCGAGCTGGTCGCCGTCCCCGGCTCCAGCATGGCGGAGGACGACGTGATGTTGCTCGGGTGCCACCACCAGCGGAACTCGCTGGACTCGACGGTCTGCGCCGTCCCCATCGAGGCGTTGGCGATGGAGTCCACCTGGAGGAAGTCGTCGTGCAGGATCGGCGTCTGGCGCATGGTCGCGGCCACGCCGGTCCCGCTGAGGCAGTGCATCTCCCCGCCCGCGTAGAAGCAGAGCTCCTCGTCGTCCGAGTCCACGCAGATGTCGCCGGTCTTCAGCTCGGGATCCGTCGTGGAATCGCCATCCACGTCCGTGCAGGCGGGAGCCGCCGGGACGGCGAGATGTTGCCGGACCTGGAGCAGGCGGTAGGCCCGCCGGCTCTTCGCTGGGGAGTCCGCCAGGGTCGGCGCGAGAGTGAGCAGGACCAGCAGGGCCAGGCTAACGAACCGTCGCATGGAAAACCCTCCTGTGGGTGGTGCCACCACCCGTCGTGTATTCCACGGTGAGAACGGGCCAGTAGCTCGTCGAGGAGCTGTCCACGGAGTGCGCCGAGAGGAAGTAATACTGGCCGTCGATGGACGGGGTGCCGGAGTAGCGGTAGCAGATGTCCGTGTTGCCCGTCGTCGAGACGGCCGAGGTCGGCACCGCCAGGTCCAGCTTCGTCGGGGAGGAGCTGGAGGTCGAGAGGCCCGAGGTGCTCTGGGAGGCCATGAACGTCATCGAGGCGTAGTCGTTCCAGTCCCCCGCCGAGAGCGGAGTCGAGAACTTGTTGGCCCCCGCGTAGAAGTAGAACGTCCCCACCAGGCCGGAACGCCAGGCGTAGATCGTCAGGGTGGCCGAGGTGACGGTCGCCCCGGATCCCAGGGAGGACGTGTCGAACCCGAAGTAGCCGCGCCACTCGTAGACCGTTCCCGACCAGCGGGACTTGCCGCCATCCACGCGGCTGCCCGACGTATCCACGCTCACCCCGTTGAGGATGTACCCCTCGCGGTTGGTCGTCGGGTTGACCGTGAGCGTGGCCATCAGTCACCCTCCGAGGACTGCGCGGCCCTGATCGTGTAGTAGATCGTGATCGAGAACTCGTCCACGGTGCCGGAGATGCTGGAGATGTCGAGCCAGAGGAACGCCTTGCGAGAGAGCGTCCTGTTCACCGCGCCCCAGTGGCTCTGAGCCGTCGAGCTGTTGGCCGTCTGGTCGGTGGACCAGAAGGCGTAGGGGGAGCTGGAGGCCCGGTCGGTGGACCACTTCAGGTTGAAGTTCACGGACGGGCTGGAGGAGCCCCGGACGCAGGTCACGATCTCCCGGACGTAGATCCTGTCGTGCGTCTCCAGGAGGGTGATCGAGTCCCCGGACTGCGGCTCCAGCACGCTGACCGTGAGCTGCCTGTAGGCCACGTAGACGGTCCCGCCGGCCTGGATGACCCTGTTGCCGGTCCACCCACGGGTGCTCACCTGCCCGATCCGGAGGCTGAGGGAGCCGGTGTTCGTCGGAGCGTTCGTAGATGACGAGGCCACGTCCTTGATCCGCGTGTCGGCCGCCCCGGAGCCGTCCAGCGTGCCGGACGAATCGACCGTCACGGTCCCGGTGACGGAGGTCGAGCCGGAGACCGAGGCATCCTGGATCGAGGGGGAGGACAGGGTCTTGTTGGTCAGCGTCTGCGTGTCCGTCGTGCCGACGACGGAGCCGCTGACGCCGTGGACGCCGGACGAGGCGTCGATGTGGGAGTCGATGTCCGAGTGGTCGTGGGTACCCGCCCCGGAGAGGTTCTGGTGGACGATCTTCGTCTCGTCCAGCGTGAAGAGGGCGTTGTCCCCGTGGGTGGCGTCGTCGTTCGCCACGACGATCGTCAGCCTGTCGTTGGCCGAGCGCAGCTTGAAGGTGTCGCTGCCGGATGCCGAGGCCGTGTTCGTACCGTCGGTGATCGAGGCGTAGGCGTCGGAGAGGCCCCCACCCGCGTGGGCGTCCACGTAAGCCTTGGTGGCCGCGTCCTGCGCGTTCGTGGGGTCCGAGACGTTGACGATCCGCCGGGAGGCCACGTCGATCGTCGAACCGATGGACAGGTCGTAGTCCGTCGCCGAGGTGGGGGCGGTCGTCGAGAAGCGGATCTCGCCGGACGTGGCCCAGGCGTGGGCCGCCCCGAGCACCAGGTGCCCGGTGTTCCAGTCCCCGCCCGCCAGGTAGACGTTCCCCTTCGTCGCCGAGCCGAAGGACTGCGAGAACACCTTGATCGCCTGGCCGTCCGCCGGGGCCGTGGAACCGCCGGCAAGGTCCTCGACCTGGAGCCCGACGATCGAGGAGAGCGTCGCCCCCGAGGCGATCGAGGGGGTGAACGCCCGGAAGTGAACGGCGCTCGTGATGGTCGAGGTGTCGGAGAGCGAGAACTTGGCCTCGACCGCGTGGGCGGACTGGTAGGTGTTCCCCTCGTAGATGGCGACGCCCGCCCGGAGGCCGATCGCCGTCCCGATCGTCGCGCTCGTGGCCCCGCTCTCCGACTGGACCGCCGCCACCATCCCGCGCAGCTCCGAGCTGGTCTCGGTGACGTTCGAGTTGATGACGGCGAAGCCGGCCACCCCGGTGACCCCTCGCCCGTCCGCCGAGCCGCCGGAGATGCTGGCCTCGGCCTTGACGGCGTCCGGGTAGGTCACCAGCGAGGCGTCGCACTCGAACTGAACCTTCACCCCGTACCGCCACTGGTTCGCGCTCGCCCCGTTCGACTGGGTCAGACCGACGTGCAGCTTGCCCAGGGCCGACTCCGTGTCCTTGTCCCCCACCGTCACCCGGTCGAGCGCCTGGTCCGCCAGGTGGACGTGCCCGAGCGTGGAGCCCGCCGTCGAGCGCAGGACCAGGTCCTCCGAGTCCGCCGACCCGCCGTGCAGCGTCTGACCCCCGGAGCGGCCGGCCAGCAGCGCGTACTGCGGGTGGTCGTCGTCCGAGAGGCCGGAGAGAGCTCCGTGGTCCGTGGCGACGGCGGAATCGACGTAGGACTTCGTGGCCGCGTCCTGCGGATCCGTCGGGTCGGACAGGTTCACCCCGCGTCGGTTCTTGAAGTCCACCGTCGAGGACAGGATGGCGAAGTCGTAGTCGGTGGCGTTGTACGGCTCCGTCCGCGAGAAGCGCAGGTCCCCGGAGGTGGCCCAGACGTGGGCCTGGCCGAGCTGGAGGTGGCCCGTGTTCCAGTCCCCGCCGGCCATGCGGATGTTGCCCGACAGGCCGTCGAAGCCGTCGTCCTGGGCATCGACGAGGATCGAGTCGCAGGAGTCCCGGGCGTACTGCCCGATGTCGCCGACGTGCAGCCCCCGCACGTGATCCAGGCCGGCGGCGATCGAGTCCGGGGCCTCGGCCTCGAAGGCGTTGTACGTCTGGATCTTCGCCGAGCCGTAGATCGCCGCCAGCGCGTGGAACCCGTGGGCCGTCGTGTAGTTCGCGTGGTTCGACGCCTCGATCCGCGATGTGACGCCGATGGCCGTGGTGGCCGTCGGGTCGTTCGACCCACCGACGGAGACGTAGGCGTAGACCGCCCGCGCCAGCGTGGCCGCAACGGTGGCCTGGAACTGGGCGTTCACGAACAGCGCCGACCCGCTCACGCCCTTGAACAGCCGCTGGGCGATGGAGACGGCATACGGGTACGTCTCCGAGTTCTTCACGAACTGGGCGACGTGGAGCACGGAGTTCGGGTTGTTGGACCCCTGCTGGTCCTCGGCGCTGAAGAAGTACCGACCGGAGTAGACGTTGCTGGAGACGTAGGGGTCGAACTCGTCGTTCCCGGCGACCAGCCGGCCGGAGGTGTTGGGCTCCAGCCAGAGGGTCCCCTTCGCCGCGCCCGCCGTGGACTGGAGGGTCAGGTTCTCCGAGGAGCCGGTCCCGCCGTTCAGCGTCTGCCCGCCGGACCTGCCGGCCAGGAGGGCGTACTGGGCATGGTCATCGTCCCCCAGGCCCCCGAGCGCCCCGTGGTCGATGTCCGCCGGGTTCAGGCCGATCGTCAGCGTGTCCCCGCCGTCGAAGTTGCCCGGGTGGTTGTTGACCGTCTTCGTCAGCGCCCCGGAGACGAGCAGCTTGTCGTCGAGGTAACCGGCCTCCTGGTCGTCGTCGTCGATCAACACCTCCCCCGAACCGACCGAGACCTGCTCCCGCGAGGACGAGATGATGAACCGATCCCGGCCGATCCGCATGACGATCTTGCCCACGCCACGCTTGCCGGTGGAGGTGTCCTTCCAGAAGGCCACCTCGCCCGGCCCGATACGGGGAATGGTATGACCGGTGTGGACAAGGAACTGGAGCGGGACGCGCTTCCGGATCTCGCTGAGGAGCTGTTCGGTCGCGTCCACTCGCCGGGGCATCGCCCTACTCCATCACCTCCGGGCCGAGCTCGAACAGCGGCAGGGCGATCCGGGGCGTGCCGGCGCTGTCGATCACGAGCAGGTCCACGGCCACGCGCCCCGAATCGACCCAGCCTCGGAAGGAACCGCCCGAGCCGGTCAGGAGGTAGTGAAGGGAGGACGCATTGTCCCCCACGGGGTCCGTGTAGATCGTGACGTCGGACCCGTCCCACGCCGGTTGCGCGGTCGGGTCCGAGGCCGTGTCCGCTCCGAGGCACAGGACCCAGTCCCCCTCCGAGGCGCTGATCGCCGAGGACAGGTTGAGCTGGACCGTGCCGGTGGCCGAGTCCGGGTCGGTCGCCTCGTTCGTACCGAAGGAGGCGATCTTGCGGATCCGGTTCATGTTCGGGATGAAGAGGGAGGAGGAGCCGTAGTCCGTCTTCTCGCAGAGGATGACGTAGTCGTTCGCGGCGAACTCCGCGTAGCTGCCGACCGGCAGGGCGGTTGCCTCGGAGACGTCCGAGGCCACGGCCGAGCCGAGCTGGTAGGGGTAGACCCGCCAGCCCGAGCGGGCGTAGAAGGTCTGCCACGGCCCCGGGGTGGCGATCGTTCCCCGGAGCAGGGGGAGGGAGATCAGGCCGGCGAACAGGGGAGCCATCGTCAGATCCTCACCGTGTAGGTCGTGTCAGGCCGCCCAGCGAGGTTCCAGGAGCGGGAGACCTCCATCGGGATGATGCCGCTGTCCGTCACGCGGTCGATCCGGGCGGCGGCCTGGCGGGCCCCCCGGAGGGCCTCCTGGAAGTCCCGCCAGAAGGTGGCGACGACCGCCGGGTTGTCCCGGTGCTTCCGCTTCACCACGAAGTATTCCCCGCCCGCGACCAGGGCCTCCCGCATCTCGGGCGTGAGGAAGAGGGTGTCCTGGCTCCCGAACGCCGCCACGCGCCGGAAGTAGGGAATCTCGATCCGCCGGACCGTGTCCCCGTCGATCGGTGGCCAGAGATGGACCTCGTCGTCCTCCGGGGAGGCGATGGAGAGCAGCTCCGGGATTCCCGAGGCCGAGGAGGTGTTCCGGCTCGTGTAGCTGCGGAAGAGGAACCAGGGGGCCCAGGCCGGGAACTTCACGACGTTCCCGTCCTCGTCGTAGACCTTCGCTCCCCGTGCCGGCCAGGCCCAGTCGTCCGGCAGGGAAAGGACCTCCGCGTCGTCGGTGAACTCGGTCTCGCCGGGAGAAGAAGCGGCGTAGGTCCAGGTCGCCACCGTGCGGGCCGAGAGCCAGATGCCGGCCGCGTTCATCCGGGCGGCGGCCCGGTGGAGACAGGCCATCGCCTCCTGCCGGGCCAGGGGGTTGTCCTGTTGCCCCAGCAGGGCGGCCACCTCCGAGACGATGGCGTCAACCGGCTCCAGGTTCGGGGCCGTCCCCTCCGGGGGCGTCGGGGTCAGGCGATCGCTCATCGGGCAGCGCCTCCGCGTCCTCCCGCCCGGTGATCTTCGGACGGCTGCGGACGTCCTCGATCACATCTTCCCACACGGAGGCGAGGTGGTCCACGGTGGCGGTGTCCAGCACGAACTGCCGGGCCCGGCGCACCAGCGGCTCCAGGAGCGCCGGGTCGGTGGCGAGGTCCCGGAGGGTGTCGTGCCAGGCCGATGGGGTGTTCGGGATCGTGACGGCCACGTCGGACGGCAGCTCGGCGTAGGGCCCCACCCGGCTGGCGAGGAAGGGAATCCCCTGGACGGTGGCCTCTAGGAACTTGATGGAGGACTTCGCCAGGTTGTAGGGGTGCTCCGCCAGCGGGGCGATCGCCAGGTCGAACCCGCCCCAGGCCACGGCGGCGGGGTAGTCCTCGAAGGGCACCCAGGGGCAGAGGATCACCCGGCCCGGGTGCCGGCGGCGGAGGTCGTGCAGCCACTTCGGGATCGAGCCGAAGCAGACGAGGCGGACCGGTCGCGGGGGGTTCTCCAGGAACCGCTCCAGCCCCGGCCGGGCGACGTCCATGTCCCCGTAGTGCCCCCCGGCACCCCCGTAGAAGATTCGGAAGGCGGGGTCGTTCCGGCGCTCCGGGTCCACCGGCAGCCCGGTCCAGTCGGCCGGGTCGATCATGTTCGGGACCACCCGGATCGCGTGGCAGCGGGAGCGGAAGCGGTCGGCCAGGGCCCGGGTCGTGACGGTGGTCAGCTCGGCCCACATCAGGTGCCAGAGGCCCGTCTCGTAGCACTTCTGGCCCGGGTTGTAGTGCTTCCGCCCGGGGTTCCAGGGGGGCACCTGGAGGAAGTCGTCGTCGAAGTCCACGATCATCCGGCCGTCCGGGATCCTGTGCCGCAGGCCGACCAGGAAGCCCAGCCGGCCCGGGTCGATCTCCCGGTCAACCACCACCACGTCGTGGTTCGCCGCCTGCTCCGCCACCCAGGCGGCGCGCTCTTCCGGCGTCCGCCCCCAGGTACGGGACCAGGGGCGGTCCTCCCGCCAGGTGACGGGCCAGCCGGCCCGGGAGAGCGCCCGGGCCGGCACCCACTGCCGGTAGTAGCCCACCGCCGTCTGCTGGCGGTGGAGGAAGAGTACCCGGGGCCGGTCCGCCACGGCTCAGCCCTTCTTCGCGCGCTTCTTCCTCGGGCGGGCCTCGTCCTCGGCGGCAAGGCCGTCCACCACGTCGGACAGCTTGTGGGCCATCTCGATCAGCCCGTCGGCCATCGCCTGGAGCTTGTCAGCCTTCTTCGCCAGGCGAACGATCTGGTTGTTCAGCTTGCGGATCATCTGCTTCTTCGTCATTCGTCGGTCCTCCCGTCGTTCCCGACTCCTCCCTCCGCCTGGACTCCAGCAGGTCGAGCGCCTTCGCCGGATCGTCCAGCAGCGGGCCGGTGTCGGGAAGGAAAAGGTTGAACTGGGACAGGAACTGGGGCGTGAAGAGCCAGGACGTCCGGGGATCGGGCAGCCCCGGCACCTGGCCGTCGAACGACCCGGCGATCTCCCGCACGAGCTTCGGCCCGATGCGGCCGGTGAGGTCCCGCAGGTGGATCCTCACGCCGGCGGCCCGGAAGCCGAGCAGGTTGTCGGGGGAGAGCACCCGCCACAGGGGCGGCATGAAGATCGGCGCGTAGCCCATCTCCACCGCCCGCCGGGCCCGGGCCTCCGCCTCCTCCGCCGGCCAGGGCAGCACCTCCCACGGGGCCCCGGCCCAGCCGTAGATCCCCCACCGGATCCAGGAGGGGGACGACGGCGGGCGGCCGGCCAGACGCGGCGGCATGTAGACCGTCACCGCGAAGTTCGGGAACTGGGCGTGCAGCGGGGTGAAGAAGTCCTCGACCTCCGCGAAGGAGGCCCCGCCGATGGCCCATACGCAGGCCGGGCGGACTACGTTCGCGTCGGATCGATCCACGGCCAGTAGGCTCCCATCCGGCGCAGGTGGGCCTCCGCCGGCGAGTCCTGCGCCTCCAGCCGGTCGGTCGGGTGGAGGACGCGGATGTTGGGGAATCGGACCTGGAGCCCGCCCACCCGCTCCAGGTAGGCGGCCAGCGACTCGGGATCCCCGCGCCGCCGGGGGGCCTCCAGGTCGGGAGAGTAGCCGGCCAGCAGGGCCACCGGGTGGAGCCGGCAGGCCCCTCCCAGCCGGGCCATCAGCTCCGCCGGGAACCGCTGCCCCACCCGCAGGACCCCGACGGGCTGGAGCGGGTTCCGCAGGCCGACGACCTTCGGGGCGGCCACGATCCGGTCCACCGGGTCGCCCGCCCGCTCCCGCAGCTCCTCGACCTGCGCGACCATCTTCTTCAGCCACCGCTTCGTGCGGAAACGCACGTCGTCGTCCAGCCGGAGCAGCCAGCGGTAGCCCCCCTGCCGGGCGAGGGCCAGGGCCTCCGCCGTGGCGTGGTGCTGGCCCCGGTTCTCCGGCCACTCGACCAGGTGCTGGATCCCCGTCCGGTCCGGCTGGTGGAGCAGCTCCCGGGCGACGGCCACCTGGCGGGGCGAGGCTCCCGACAGCACCACCAGCCAGTCGAACCACGTCCCGGCCGTCCCCCGGGCCTGTCGCACCAGCCCGCGAAGGAAGGACCGGTCCCCGTGGGTGACGGTGAAGGCCAGGATGCTCACCGGCCCGTCCCTCCCTCGGCGTCGTCCAGCGGCGGCAGGTTCGACGGGGGCTTCGGCAACTGGACCGGCTCCCACCGGCGGGTGAGCTGGAGGTTGCAGCCGTGCCAGTGATAGATGTTCGTCGCGGCATCGACCGCCGCCCCGGCGAGCCCGTCCAGCGTGGCGAGCCGGACCACCAGGTCCCAGTCGCCGAACCGCATCATCTCCGGGTTGAAGACGTGCCCGTCCCGGTAGTTGAGCCGGAAGAGCGCCCCCTTCGAGACGATCATGTCCCCCGAATCGACGAAGTTGTGCGTCGGGCCGAGGAAGAGCCGCCGGACGTTCTCCGGGGTCCAGGGCACGAGCGGCGACGGACCCTCCGGCAGGCCGGACGGCAGGAGGCCCTGGTCCTCCCGCACGTACCGCCGGCGCGTGTAGGCGAGGGCCGGCCGCTGGGAGCCCGCCACGGCCCGGAGGAGGACCTCCAGGTGGTTCGGCTCCCACTCGTTGTCCGCGTCGAGGAAGGCGATCCAGGGGGCGCTGGACCAGGGGATCACCATGTTGCAGGGGATGGCGAAGTAGCCCGTGCGCTGCGGCGTGTAGGTGAAGCCGCCCACCAGGCCGTCGGGCTGCCCCACCGACTCCTCGAACTCCCGGATGCGGGGGCACTCGTCCGGCGAGCCATCGACGACGACGAACAGCTCGAAGTCGGAGCGGGGGACGGTCTGACCCAGGACCGACTTCCAGGCCCGGGGAAGGAACTCGGCGTACGCCTCGTGGACGCGGAGGAGCACGCTGACGAGCGGGTCGTGCATGGTCGCTCCGGTTTCCGCCGCCGGGGGGCGGCGCGCCAGGTGCCCGGGCGGATCAGGTGATCACGCCCGAGGTCGGTGGAGCCGTCCGGCCCAGCAGCCGGAGCAGCTCCGGGTCGTTGCGGCGAAGGTAACCCTTCTGCCAGAGGGCGGCAAGGATGCTGCGCCACCCGCGCCGGATCTCGCCGCCCGTCCAGCGGCGGGCGTCCTCGTCGAACTGCCCCTCGACGATCGAGCGCTCGGGGATCCAGCCCAGCGGGATCGCCAGGCCGGGGAACACCCGCCGGGAGCCCGTGGCGATCCACAGGGAGCCCGCCGCCCCGAACCCGGTCGCCTGCCGGGTGCGAAGCAGGGACTCGCGGACGGAGACGCCGACGGAGATCCAGGGTGGCGCGAGGAACCGGTGGATGAGCCGCACCAGCTCCTCCATCGTCATCGCCCGCCCGGCCGAGGGGATGCCGAAGGCCGTCATCCCCGGGCCGTGCCCCGTTCGCCCTCGCCCAGGTCGAGCGGACGGGTGTCCGCCGGCCGGGCCTCGGGCACCTTCCGCTCCGTTGACCACTCCCGGGGCCAGTCCACGGGCCGCCGGGTCCTCTCGTTCAGGCGCGTGACGTCCCGCTCCGGGGGCGTCGGCTGCCGCAGGTGCCGTCCGGTGGTCATGGTGCTGCCTCCTCGCGGTGAAACGGGCCCCCGCAGCCGGGGAGAGGGAGCTGCGGGGGCCCAGGCGCGTGAGAGCGGGGTATCAACCCCGGCCGGTGCCCTTGCTCTCCGCCGACAGGTCCACGCCGCTGCGGTTGACGACGCGGTCCGTCCCGTTGTTCGGCTTCTCGGGCCGGAAGGGCTTCTGGTTGGAGCCGGCCACCCCCCGTGGGTTGTGGGGCCGTGGGGCGGCGGGCCGACGGGCCTTCGCGTTTCCGACGCTGTTCATCGTTCAGCCTCCTTTCCGTCGGCCCGTTACTACGAGCCGTCGTAGAGGGACACGGCGTGCTTGAGCCGGGCCAGGCGGTGGTCCGCCGCCGGGGCGGCCACGACGCCGTAGTAGACCTTGACGCCGATGGTGCCCTGGAGGTTGACCGGGTCGCTGGTCCCCGCGGACCCCGGCGGGTGGTGGATCACCTGCACGCCCCCGCCCTCCTGGGTGATCGTGTAGTAGGCGTCGGGCGCGATGATGTAGGAGTAGGTCCCCTTGACGTTGGCCTCGAAGTCGGAGTCCGACGGCGAAGCCCCGCTGTCGAAGCACTTCACGTTGTTGGAGACGATGAACCGGATGCCGTAGAGCCGCCCGATCTCCCCACGGTAGATGTCGGAGGGGTCGGTATACTTGGCGATCTCCAGGAACCCGGTCTGCGCGGAGTCCGTCATCACGTCGTAGGCCACCAGGGGGTGGATGACGCAGACGAACGTCTCGTCCTCCCAGCGGGGGACGTTCCACGAGTCCATCTTCGGGCCGATCTTGGCGATCTCGGCCCCGTCGAGGGTGTCGCTGGTGCCGACGGTCGAGTCGCTGCCGGCGATCATCTTGTTGGTCTCGGCCGTCGAGCTGATCTGGCCGATGGTGTAGTCGTCGATCCGCAGCGCCAGCTCGCGGACGAGGTTCTCCATCGCCCCGTCGGTGATGGAGGCGTGGGAGACCAGCATCGCCTTCTCGGTGTAGCCGATGGCACCGGCGAAGATCACCACCGAGCCCTCGATGCTGGACGCCGAGAGCTGTCCCGGGGTGATCGAGCCGTCCTCGGCGATCTGGCTGATGTTGGCGAAGCTGGAGTCGTAGGACGGCTGGTAGTCGGAGATGGTGTAGGGGGACCGCCAGCGCGGGATCTTCACGTTCTCGTACCCGTGCGGGACGGTCACGTCGGTGCCGAACTGGCGGAAGTAGAGCGAGGACCACAGGCGGTCCCGCATGAAGTCCGCGTAGAACTTCGGGATGACGGAACTTCCGGGTCCGCCGAGCCCTACGCCGGTCGAACCGGCCTTGGTGATGGCCATGAGTCAGTGCCTCCTTCGCGCCGGCCGCTGGCCGGGCGGGGAAGGCCCGTCAGGTGCTCTGCTCCCAGTCCATGTCGAACACGTCCGAGGGCTCCAGGCCCTGGGCGCGCAGGATCTGGTTGTAGACCTCCTGCGCCGCGTCGTAATACTGCCGCTGCTTGGCGAGCGGGGCGTTCCGAGCCTTCCGCATCAGTTCCTCGTAGCGGCGGTTCAGCTCGCCCAGCTCGTCGGTCGGCATCGGCTCGTCTTCCGAGGACGAGGGGGTCTCCACGAGCGGCACCGTGTCGGGCGCTTGCTGGGGCACCGGGTTCTGCGCTGCCGGGGTTGACGCGGCCTGCTGGAGGGTCTGCGCTGCGGAGCCGCGAGCCGCCAGGCCCAGCCTCTCCGCCGCATCCAGGATGAACCGCGTCCGGTCCGGCTCGGGCAGTCGATTCGCTTCGGGGAACCGTTGCAGGATCTGCTGCTCCTGCTCCGGCGTGATGGACCAGGTGGCCCGGATCGCTTCGGCCGCGACCTGCGTCTGGATGACCTGCGGCAGGGCGCGCATCGCTTCGAGGAACTGCCCCATCGTCACCGGCTCGTTCGGATCGACGCCGGCGAAGGGGTCCTGCTGGGGTTGCTGCTGCTGGGCCTGGGCCGCCGGGGCGGCACCGGCCTGGAGGGCCCGGAGGCGGAGCTGGAACTCCGCCTGCTGCTGTTCGAGCTGGCGCTTGAGGTCGCCGATCGTCCGGGCCATTTCTCCGATCTGCTGCTTCAGGGCCAGCTCCTCGGCCGCCTTCTCCGGGGCCGCCGGGGGCGGCGTGGACTCCACGGAGGGCTGCTCGCTCCGGCCCGGCTGGACCTCCTTCGTGGTCGGTCGGGCCATGTTGATCTTCCTCTTCGGCTCGGAAGCCGGTCCCTGGTGCGGCGTCATCTCGGTCATGTCGCTCTTCCTCCTGGCGGGAACGCGGGTCCCTCGCGGTAGCGCGTTCCCGTTCTCACGGTATCACCGCCGTTCGCGCGGCGGCAAGGGTTGGGACTGCGGGCCGAGCGGCAGCATCGCCACGCGGGCCTCGATCTCGCCGGGCAGGGCGAGGAGCGATTCGAGCAGGCCGATCGCCATCCGCAGCTCGTTCGCCCGGTCCCGCTCGCCGGGCCGGGGGGCGGCCCGGAGCTCGGCGAGGAGCCGGTCCCGCTTGCGGGCGAGGGCGGCCCGGAAGAACTTCCAGGCGGGGTTCCCCTCCATCTGGCGGAAGCCCAGCATCACGCGGTGCAGGTCTGCCGGCGAGGCGTGGACCTGCTCGACCCACGCCGACGGGTCGGGCGGCAGCCCCGCCAGGGCCTCGTCCAGCATCTTCATCACGGCCTTGCGCCGGCGGCGGCGAAGGAACGACAGCATCGGGCCTCCCGTCAGAGCTCGACGGCCTCGGTGGGCGGAGGGGCGGGTGCCTGGCCGGGAGCCCGGTTCGCCATCGCCTGGGCGATCGCCTGGAGCCCGGGCATCGACTGGCCGGGCTGGCTGGCGGGACCGGGGCCGGCCTGGGCGGCCAGGGCCATGTTCTCCTGCCCCTCCTTCTTCAGGTAGCGGTCCGGGTCCGTCTCGCCGGACCAGCGGGCGAAGTCCTCCAGGATCGTCCGTGGCTCGATCAGCGGGGCGAAGGCGGGCGAGGCCGCGAGCTGGAGCCAGGTCTGGATGTTCGTCAGGCGCTCCTCGCGCGTCATCTCGTAGAGCCCTCCGCCGATCTTCAGGTCGATCCCGCCGGTGATGGCGGCCAGCGACAGCGGCTCGCCCAGGATCCGCTCCACCTGGGCCGGCGTCATGTGCTGCCGGACCAGGTCGAAGGCCCGCCGCAGGAGCGGGCGCATGAAGGCCACCTGGTGGTACAGGATGTCCACCTGGTGGCGGGCCCCGCCCTGGAGGATCCGCTGCTGGATCTCCGTGGCGGTCACGTCCCGGGACTTCGTGGTCGCCTCCGCGCCCATCTGGACCGCGTCGGTGGCGGCGGTGGACTCGGCCATCCGCTGGCGGTAGCTCTCCTCCGTCCACGCCTCCTGGAAGACCGGCCGGCGGGGCAGGATGGCGAAGGCCCGGTCCAGGGGCTCGCCCGGCTCGGCCTCCACGGTGACGTGCCCGCCGGGGCGGAAGAGGAGCTGGTCCGCCGCGATCGCGCCGGAGCGGATGACGTACTGCTGCCAGACGTTGAGCAGGATCTCGTCCATCCGGGCGCGGGCGATGCGGGTCTGGTACTGGACCAGCGGGCCGACCCAGTTGAGGATCGAGTCGCCGTAGGGCCGGTTCGGCACCGGCACCGCCTTCGTCGCCCAGTAGGGCCCGCGACCGTCCGGCGTCGGGGCCCGCCCGTGGGCGATGACCACCTGGCCGTTCACCATCTTCGTGAGCGTCCGCCGGCGGTGGTCCCAGCAGAGCCAGAGGGTGACCGGCTTCTCGCCGATCGCCCAGGAGGGCTCGCGCTCCCGGGTGTCGTCCAGCGGCCAGCGCTCCGTGTCCCGGGGCTCCTCCGTCGAGTCGTGCTGCTCGGCGGTGGCCCGGGCGGCGGCCAGGTTGTGGTAGAGCGGCCGCCCGGTGCGGGCCCGCCACTCGGCGTCCTCCGCCGCCAGCGCCTCGATCGTGGTCCGCACCTTCTCGATCGTCCAGGTGCGCGGGCCGGTCAGGTTGCAGGCGATCGAGTCGAGCGGGAGCCAGGCGAAGTCGAGGCCGTCGTAGACCGTCTCCAGCAGCTCGACCTCCTTCCAGGTCGGCTCCTCCGACTCGTCCTCGAAGACCAGCATCGGTGCCCGCCGGCGGTCGTACCGGCTCCGCCACCAGAGCCGCCACCAGGCGTGGCCGACGATCTGCTCGTAGCGCAGGCCCTCGATCGCCCGGACGATCAGGCCGTCCCCGTCCTCCGAGTCCCGCCCGATCTCGCCGAGCTTCACCTCCAGCAGGCGACGGACCAGCTCCTCCACCTGGGCGTCCGAGCGCTCGACGCCCTTCACCGCCATCCAGTCCCGCCGGCCGAACATGCCGAGCGTGAGCCGGGCCAGCCGGGCCTCGATGATCTTGAACGCCTCCGGGATCACCGTCTGGTCCCGCCACTCCTCGCCGGGGCCGATCGACGCGCCGGTGTCCATGCTGCGGTAGAGGAACCAGTACCGGAGCAGGTTCCCCCGGATGCCCGAGGTGAACAGGTTGCGCCAGCGCTCGTGCCGGGCCTGCCAGAGGTTCTGCGTCGAGTAGGGCGACGGGCCGTAGAGGGGCCGCGCCGTCCCGATCACGCCGAACGTCGGCGGCGGCACCGGCCGCGCTCCCGTGGCCTGCCGCCGGGGCGCGGGGGCCGAGCGGTCGGAAGGGGGAAGTCCGCCTGCGGTGTCGATCCTCGGCATTCCGGGTCCTCCGGGAGAGTCCGCCCGCTACCAGTCTAGCCCGCCGGCGGCCGCCGGGCCTAGCGCGCTCGCGGGTCCGGGTCGCGGAAGACGATGCGGGGGACGTCCCGGCCGGAGAACTCGCCCAGCGGGTGGATGACCTCCTGCGACTGGCGGGCGAGGGGGATGGTGATCGGGGAGCCCCACGCCGAGGAGCCGAGGGCCCGGGCGCGGGCGAGGTCGGGTGGTGGGGGAGCTGGCGGGCGGGGCTGGCCCGGCAGGGAGTAGAGGGACAGCGAGGGAGGCCGCAGCTCCGGGCCGCGCTCGATCGGCTTCTTCGGCTGGAGGACCCGCACGCCGGGGACGAAGAAGAGGGCCAGGGTGTCGGCGACGTCGTCGTGGGTGATCTGGCCGAGGTTCGTCAGCTCGTAGAGCAGCCGCTCCCGCAGGCGGGGCGGGAAGCCCGAGCCGAAGACGACCTCGCCCCGCTCGCAGGGGGCCTGGAGGGCCTCGACGATGAAGTCCTCCTTCCGCCCGCTGCGGGCGCGGGTGACCGGGACGAGTGCCGGGGTGCGGTACTTCTCGCGGAACGCCCGGCCCAGGTCGGCGAGGAAGGCGTCCTCGCCCACCTTCTCCTTGACGAGGACGTTGGGCCACCAGTCGAGGGAGACGCAGGCGGTGACGATCCGGCGGACGAACTCGTCCCGGGTCCAGCGGTTGCTGCGGAGGCCGTGGCGCAGGAGCAGCCGGCCGTCGTCGGTGAAGGAGCCGAAGAGGGCGACCATGTAGTCCCCCCGGCCGGCGGTCTGGAAGTCCTTCGAGGCGGAGTCGATGGCGATGACCCGCTTGCGCGGGGAGGGCCAGTCGGCCCAGCCGGCGACGGCGAACCACTCCTCCCGGAAGCGCTGCTGGTCGGGCGAGAGGCAGACGTTCATGTATTGGTGCCACCAGAGGGCCTCGCCGAGGTTGCGGTCCCGCCGGTAGCGGGCCAGCTCCTGGGCCAGCCACTCGCGGGTGACCACCGGCAGGAGGATCGGCTCGCCGCGATCGAAGTCGGGGTGGCCGTGGGGGAACTGGCGGACGACGTGCTCGGGGCAGGCTTCGCAGGGGCGGTTGGGGTCCTCCAGGGCGTGGCGGACGATGACCTTGATGTCGCGGTCCGCCAGCTCGGAGACCAGCTCGTCGGCCTCGTCGGTCGCCTCGTCCTGGTCGCCGATCAGCCGGCCGTAGGGGTCGTGGTAGGCCCAGCGGGTCCCGAGGTAGATGATGTTCCGGTAGCGGGAGCCCATGTCCACGAGGGGGAGGAGGTCGAGCATCTGGCGCATCGTCTTGGCCGACTGCTCGGGGGTGGTGACGTTCCGGCGCTCGACGGCGTCGTCGAAGATGATGAGGTCCGCACGCCAGCCGGCACCGGTGACGCCGAGGTAGGTGGCCCGGAAGGTGGGGTCGGGCAGGACGAGCTTGCGCCTAGGGTGGGTGAACTGGAGGGCCTGGAGGATGTGCTTGTATTGCCGGTGGGTGATCGTGAACTCGGGGAAGACCTTGCGGAAGGTCTCGTAGCCGGGGGTGTCGGGGAGGAACGCCTGGAGGATGGTCCGGGCGAAGGGCTTGACGGTGTCCTCGCGGGCCCCGACGAGGAGGATGCGGATGTCGGGGTCGTGGACGATTCGCCAGATGCTGTGGGCGATGGTGAAGATGAAGCTCTTGCGGCTCTGGCGGGGGAGGAAGAGGGCCAGCTCCTCGCCGGGCTTGAGGGCCATCAGCTCGTGGCAGAGGGGGCGGTGGAAGTCGGGGACGTAGTGGCTCTTCCAGACGTCGGGGAAGAGGACCTGGGTGAGGAAGAACCAGAAGTCCTTCGAGCCGTCGCGCAGGGTTTCGACGAGTGCGCGGTCGAGGAGGGCGCACTCGCGTTCGAGCTGGACGGCCTCGGCGGGGCGGATGGGGATGGGGAGGGCGTCCGGCGGTTCGCCGGTGGAGAGGACCTTCTCGATGGTGTCCTCGACGAGGGGGTCGAGGTCCTTGTCGAGGGGGGAGCGCTGGCGGGGCATGGGGTCCTCCTGGATTACATTTCGCTGGGCGGGACGTGGTCCTCCTCGGCGTGGGGTGGAGTGTATTTCGCTTCGCCGGTGGCCTCGGCGGTGACGGCGTCGGTGAGGGAGGGTGCGCCGCCGAGGGCGAGCTGGGCCTCGCGGACGACCTCGACGAGGCGGGCGCGGAGGACGGCGGCCTGTTGGCCGAGAGGTCCACGGGCCTCTTCCTCGGTGAGCTGGAGGGGTTCGAGCCGGAGGGTTTCGACGTGCCGGACGTAGGCGAGGGCGAGCTTGGCGATCTTCTCCTGTTCGCGGAAGTCGCGGGAGGTGGAGAAGGAGGAGATGAGCTGCCAGAGGGAGAGGAGGGAGCCGACGTAGATGAGGCGGGCGAGGCGGGGGGCGTCGGTGGTGGGGTCGATGGAGTCCTCGGGGATCTCGGCGAGGACGATGCGGCGGTAGTGGTTGCCGGAGTTGGAGGTGGAGAGGGCCCGGGCCAGGGGGGCCGCCGGGTCCTCGGTGGGGGCCGGGCGGGGAGGTTTCTTCGGGGTTTCGGGGGCCGTCGGGGGCCCGAGGACTTCCATCGTTTCCCGCAGGTTGTCGTCAAATCTCGTTCCCATGTCGTCCCTCCGTGTCAGGAGAATCCCCGCCAGAAAAAAATCTGTCGAGGGGGGTTAGAATGATATCACGACCGGGTTTGGGGGGTCCCGGCCCCCCGCCCCCGCCCGGGCCGCGCGCGCCCGATCCGATCCATCCGGACCCGTCCCGGCCCGCCCGGCGCTCCCCGGCCGACCCCGAACGATCCCGGACGACTCTCGTCCGAATCCTCTTTCATATGTCGGACACCGCTCGCCATCGTCGCCAGCCGTTCCCATGACACCGGGCGGGTTCGGAGGCGTTCGGGGAGGTGTAAGTGCTTTGTTTCCAACACCTTCCCTCCCCACCCCTGCCCTGCCACCCGCCCCATCAATATCTATAGCGCCGCGCCAGCCGCCGGCCCCCCGGATCTAGGTCACCTTGACCCGGTTCCCGGGCCGGCACCCGCCCTGGCCGGTCCGCCCCTGCTCGATCCGTCCCGCCCCGGTCCGCACGGTCCCAGCCGGTGCCGCACCCTTCCGCCCTGCCCACCGGGCCGGCGGGTCCGCCGCCGTTCGCACCTGCCCGCCACGGCCCGACTTGACCTTTATTTGCCCGACGTGAGAAAGAAACTTGACTTTGCGGACAGTTAGCCGTAGCTTTGGGATCGAAGGGGCCGGGGCTGCGGACGGGCCGCGACCCGAACGGCTCCGGGAGGAAACGGACATGAGGTTGGAAACGCTGAAAGAGGTTGAAAGGATCGGGAAGATGGCGAGCTTCGCCGAACAGGTGCGGACACCCTGTACCTGTTAGAGGAAGACGAAACGTCCCCGGAGCAGGAAGTGCTGGAATGGGCACTTGAACACGGGGACGATACGTTCGAACGGTTCGCGGAGTTCTGCGAACGCGACGGGAGCGTGGCGGCCGTCAGCGGGTGGCTGGAAACGCTGGCGTACTACTTGGAAGAACTTCGGGACGATCCGGAGCTCATCGGGTGGGAAGCGCCAGAGTTGGACAGCCGCGAGGTGTCCCGGACCGCTGCGACGCTCGCCAAGGCGGTCCGAGACTTGCTGGCAGAGGCGGAGTGATCGCGGGGCCCGCCGGGCCCCGCCAAACGGCCCCGAACAAGGGGCGGAAAGGGGAAACAATGGAAGGCGGAAAGGTAAAGCTGCGAACGGCCTGGGTAGATGGCAGGCTCCGGCTCTGCCCTACCGGGAGGGTAGGGGTCGGACTCGGAGCGGACCGACTGGGGACTCTCGCCGACCTGTACGCCTGGCGAGACGGCGGGTGGTACTACTACGGCGGAGAGGCGACCGTCGGGCGGGACTGGGCTGCTGGCGTGCTACTCGGGCCGCTCTGGCAAGGGTGCTGTGAAGACCTGACGGATATTGCAGCGGTGCTCGCGCCGCTACTTGGGGCGGCGACCGGCGGCCCCGGCTGGCGGGTGACCGTGTGCAAGGCGGACGGGGACGTGGGATTCCTGTTCCACGCCCGCCGGGCGGAGCCGTGTCGGTGAGGGGCCACTGGCGCGGCCGGAGCCTCCGCCCGTACCTGGCAACGGCCCGGCATCCGGGCCGCTGCCCCGGGTGCGGCCGCCCGATCCGGCCCGGGGACCGGCTGACCGTCTGGCCAGCCGCGCCGGCCGGGCGGCGGGCCCGCTGTTGGCAATGTTCGGCGGAGGCGTTCCGGCAGGTGGTCGGCGGCGCGGACAGAAAAGGCGCACTTTTCGGTTGCACGGCTGACCGGTCACCGTACCTTTAGGCTGCAAGCGGCCCCCGGGGGTCACGGCTCCGCCCCCGGGGGCCCGGGAAAGGGAAGGGGCCCGAGGGCGGCGGGGTCGCCCGGGAGGGTTAGATGTTCCGCAACTTGACCCCTCACGACATCCATTTGTACCTGCCCGACGGGACCGTGCTGACGGTCCCTCGGGAAGATGTAGAGGCTCCCCGCGTGCCGCTCGCCACGCGGCAGGTGGGGGAGGCCAGCGCCCCGTCCCCGGCGGGCGGCACGTGCCAGGTGCCGGTCCGCCACTCCGCGCCTGCCGGGCCGCCGGTCCCGCTGCCGGACCCGGAGCCGGGGGTGCTCTACATCGTGTCCCGGGCGACGGCGGAGGCGGCCCCGCAGCGGCCGGACCTGCTCTACCCCGACGACGCGGTCCGGGATGAGCGCGGCCGGATCGTCGGGTGCCGCGCGCTGGGGACGGCCGTCCCCGACTGGGAAGGTACCCTCACCCGCCTTTGGCAGGCGATTGCGGGGATGGACTAAGCGGAACCGGGGGACTCGGAAGGATCCCCCTTTGCACGTTTGGGGCGCGGAAAGGGAAGGGAAGATGCACGAAAAGCTGGCGGGAAACGAAAGGCTCCGGAGGCTGGCGGACGCCTGCAAGCTAGAGCTGTGGCAGATGCACGGCGGCCCGGTGACGGTACTGGTCGCGCCGTGGGACGCGGTAGAGGAAGCGGGCGCGGAAAGCCTGCCGGAGCTGGCGCGGCGGCTGGGCGTAGAGGATGAGGACCTATACGTCGCGCTCGCGGAGCTGACCGGGTGCTACATCCTGCCCGAGGAGCCGGGCGACTCGGACGAAACAGGCGAGGCCATCCCAGTTACGTGCGGCCTCCGGCTGGCGGACGTGCTGCGGACGCTGGCGCTCCGCCGGGATCCGGAGCGGAGGCGCTACCGGCACCCGCACTTTGGGTTGCTGCCGGAGGAAGTGCAGAGGTGCGCCGGGTGTGGTCGGATCGGATCGCTTGACCCGGACGCGACGCGGGAATGGGCGGCGCGGCTGGGGATTGACGTTCGCGGGGATGTTCTGGAAGTGCGATTCGTGGGAATCCAGGGCGGCCGGGGCCGCGTGGTTTGCACGGATTGCATCGAACGGGACGTTTTCGATGGATGGGACGAATGATGCGGATCCCGAAGGGTGTAGTGGAACAGGCTATCGGGGCCTATTCGGAAGGGTCGCTTCGGCCGGCGGACCTGCTAGACGGCACGCGAGAAGCAGTTGCGACGTTGCACGCCCTCATCGTCCGAAGTCTGCCGCCGGACCGGCAGCCGTACATCAAGGGGCTACTGCGAGTAGTAGAGGAGGCTACCCCCGAGGAGTTAGACGGGATCATCGAACAAGTCAACGATCTTTTGCCGGAAGGGTACTACTTGGGGAGTGCCGAAGGCGACCCGGCTTTGTTTGGTATCTGGCGGGAGGTGGAATGATGCGGACGATCGGCGACGTGAGGGCGGCCGCGATTGCGGGCAGCTACGGGCACGGATCGCTCCGGCCGGAGGACGTGCGGGAAGCGTATCTTGCGGCCGGGGGAGCGGTCGCGGAAGCGGCCCAGGCGGAAGGCGTGGAGTGTCCGGCGCTCCGGGAGGCGCTCGCGGAGCTGCGAGCGGCGGACCCGGAGGATGAATACCTGCCGGAGCTTTGCGCGGACGTGGCGGATGCAGCGGCGGAAGTGTTGCCTCGCCCGTACTACGTCGGCGCGCATCCGGGCGACGGGTCAGACTTCGGGGTCTGGTACGACGCGGAAGCGGACCCGGAACCGGGGGACGCGCCCGACCCGGAGGACGGCGGGGTCACGCTGGCCGTCTACACCGTGGGAAAGATGTACGGGGAGCCCCAAACGGTCGCCGTACAGGCCCCACGCGTGCCGGAGTGGGTAACCGATCCGGCCGCCCGCGCCGCGTGGTATGCGGAAGCGGCGCGTGCCCGGATGGAAGGGCGACGGGTGGAGCTTGTGCGCCTTCCGGCCGGGTGTATCTGGCCGGGGGGAGGGGCGGAAGATGCGGAAATCCGGCTCTACGGGCGGCCTCACGTACGGACGATGGACGGGGGGCGGGAGGTGGAGCTTCCGCTGGGGTGGGAAGCGCGCGGCGCGCTTTGGGAGGGCTGACCGATGATGCTAGCGGACTACTTTATCACGGAAGGCGCGGCTTATTGCGAGAGGCACGCGCCGGAGGACGCGGAGCCGGTGACCTTCGGCGAGCCGGACCGTTGGATTACCTGCGAGGTGTGCCACGCCCCGCTTGCGCCGCCGTATTACGCGGAGGACGCGGACGTGACCGCAAAGGTGATTGCGGACGATGAGCTCGCGGAGCTGGCGGACGTGGAAGCGGGCGGCCGGGACCTGTTCGGCCAGGTGAGGCCGGACGTTTGGCGCTGGCGGCTGGCCCCGGATGCGGTCGCGGAGGTGGAAGGGGCCGTCCGCCGATACGGGGAGCGGGAGGCTTTCCTTGGGCTGGTCGCCGCGTACCTGAGGGACGCGACGGTCCGCCCGTGGGACGGGCCGCCCCCGTGCGGGCTGCCGCTGGCGGCCCGGTTGGACGCGGAAAGCGGGATCCTGACGGCAGAGTGGCCTCACAGGTCGGAGGGTTGAGCGATGCAGGAAGCGGCGCGAATCGAGGCGGTGTTGCGATGGGCATCCTGGTACGACGTGAGAGTGGCGGACGAAACGGTCGCGCGCGGGCTGACCGACTGGCCCGGGTGTTGGCTGGAATATCGGGCAGGGTCGTCAAGCCTTGATATTCACGGGCTGACCGATGAATACGGATCCACGCGGGAAGGGTGGGATTCCCGGCGAGATGTGGCATGGGCCGTGTTGCCAGGTGTGAGCCCGCTTGACCTGCTGGACGGGATGCGCCTGTTCGGATGGGCCCAGGCGCTGGAATGGTTGGAAGCGTGCGCCGATCGTCTAAAGGGCACGGCGGGGGAAACGGTTACCGGTCCGGTTTCCTTGTGGGCGGAGGCGATCGCTCACCTTGGCCGGGCGCTCCGGGGGTGGGGACCGGATAGCGATATGGAAATCGAGGGTTGAGCGATGCGGGACGTGGAAAGGATCGTCCGGGAGGATCTTCGGGACCTGTTGGACCTGTTGAGCCGGGCCGCTGCGATGGCGGAACGTCCGAGGGTGGACCCGGCGCTGTTTGCCCTGTTGACTGACGCCGCTTGGCTGTACGGGCGGCGGTACGTGATGGACGGCGAGGACAGCGGCCCGGACATGCCGGGCGTGCTGCCGGAGGACCCGCCGCGCGGGGAGCTGTGGCGGCAGGTTGTCGAGGCCGTCCGGCGGGAGGAACGGCGATGCAGGAAGTGAAGTTTCGGGTGTGGTTCGATGCGGAGCGTCGGCGGGTGCGGGCCCGAATCTTGCCAGGTGGGCGGAGTTTCCCGCTCACCCGGACGGGGGAGCCGGAGGCCCTTTACAACCTGCCCAAGGTGACGGGGATTCGGACGTGGTACAGGCCGAACCCGTGGACGTACGGGTGGGAAAACGGGCGCAAGGTGACGCTCTGGATAAGCGGCTACGATCCGGCCCCATTGCTGGATGCCGTGCGGGAAGTGGCGGAAACCGGCGGGGCCGTCACGGTGAGCTGTCCGTGGCGGGAAGGTGGACCGGAAAGGAAAGGGTGAAGCGATGGACGGGAAAAAGGTGATTGTTATCAACGGGGCAATGATGCGGGCCACGGCACCGGACGCGCTGGAGCAGATCCGAGCCGAGCTGCTCCGGGCAGCGGAGGACTGGTTCAACGAGACGCTCCGCCCGAGCTTGGAAGGAATGGCCGGCGGACGCTACAGCTTTCGGCTCGACGCGGAGAGTTTTCTCCGCGAGGTCGTGCGGGGGGAGTGACCATGCGAGAAGCGGAAAGGCTGGCGCGTGAGGTGGCGGTGCTCGCCCGGGCGGTGCGGTACCCGGAAAAGTGGCTCCGGGCGCTCGCGGCAGGTGAACCGGAGCCGATCGCCCGGGCGGCCGCTTGGCTGGCGTCGCCCATGTACGGGCGACCGGATGCGGGCGATGTTCGGCGGGCCGCCGGGGCGGTGCTACGAATGATGCACCGACGGGTAGTTGTCCGGCCGTCCAGCGGGCGAGAGCTTCGGATCGTCTACAACTTCCGGGAGCTGCTGGAGCGGGGGCGTTGGCAAGACGCGGCGCTCGCGATGGAGGCCCTGTTCGCGGAAAGGGAAGCCCGGGATGGCGCAACGATCGTAGAGCCGGAAAGGTGAGCGGTTCTGGACGGGAGGCTGGTATGCGGGAAGCGGAAAGGCGAGAAGCGGAAAGGGAAGAACGGTTGCGGGTAGCGCGGGCGCTGGGTGTCCTGCTCCGGTCGGTGGCGGAGCCGGGGCAGTTTCTCCGGCGGCTGGCAAATGGGGACGATGCTGCCGCCCTGGAGCGGGTCCGGGTCTGGACGATGGCGGAAAACCCGGGGATCGTGCAGGACGCTGCCCTCGTGCTGCGGGGATGGTGGAACCGGCCGGTCGAGGTCGGAGAGTGGGACTACGGCGAGGAGCGAGCGCGGATCGAGGTGCGGACGTTCGGGGGGCTCGTGGCGACGGCGGAGCTCTGGGCGCTGAGCCTTGCCCTCTCAGCCCTGACAGCGGGAGAGGTCGTAGGGATGGGCCGGGCCCATGCCCGGCCGCTGCCCTCCGAGATGCCCGAGGCGTTCGGAGTGTGTGCCAGGTGCGGCCGGTTCGGGCGGAAGTTTGGGCATCCCCGGGAAGGGGTGGCCGCCAAGTGGGCGGCGAAGCTGCGACTGGGGCCGCTCCCCCTGCTCGCCCCCGTGGACGACGGGCGGGAGTGGCGGTGCGAGGACTGTTTCCCCGTGGAGGATTGAGCGATGAGCGCGAAGGAAAGGCGGGAAAGGCTGGAAAAGAGGCTGGAAGCGATCGCCGGGCCGGGCGTGTGGCTGGTCGGGTACGGCCCGGGTGACGGGCGGACGCGGTATGCCATCGTCACCGGTGAGCGGGATTACTTCGGCGGCCAGCGGCTGGCATGGACCGGCGGCGGTCTCCGGGCGGCCGAGGAGATGGTCGAGGCATTCCTCGCCGGGTACCGGCTGGGATGCGACCGGCGGGAGGGTTGAGCCGTGAGGATTCGCGGGCTGCGGGATTCGGTGCTGTATCGCTCGGGATACGTGGAAGAAGCGGTCGAGCGGGTCGGCGGGCTGGCGGTTCGCTGGACGCGGGAAGGCGAGCGGTTCCGGCTGGTGCCGACGGGGCGGGACACCTGGCGGAAGAGGAAAGGGGGCCGTCTCGTCCCGGCCGCCGTCTGCTGGCACGCTCATGGGTGGTTCTTGCTGGAGCTGCTCCAGATGGTCGAGAAGGTCGGGTTGGAGGTGCGGGTGGATACGGCCCTCGGGCGGATCGAGAGCTTGGGCGACCTTGCCCGGCTGGTGAGGGAAGGCCAGCCGGAGGGGGAAACGTGCGAATGTCCGCCCGAGGAGACGGAGAGGTTGCTCGCAGAGGTGGAAAAGGAGGTGACGGAATGAACGTTGTTCTTGCTTGCGATGCTCCATATTTGCCGGTGATCCCTACGGAGAATCGGACGGTTCGACCGGAGTTTGAGGAAATCCGGAACGTGTTGATGGAGTGGCCGGAAGCCTTCGGTGCGAAGCTGCGAGACGGCCTCTTCGTGTTCAAGGACCAGCACGCGGCGGGATTCCTCGGAAAGATTCATGCGGCAGAGAAGGACGAGCAGGCCAGGAACAGGCTGGCGGACTACGCGGCAGGGTACGTTTTCCGGCCGATGCCGGAGCCGCGAGGGCGGAAGAAGAAGGGAAAGGTTTGGGTCGCCCACGACGGCGAGGTCTTCGTGCGGTTCGTCGGGCGTGGGGAGCGAAGGACCATCCACTTCCCGCATTCGATGCTGAAGGAGTACCCGACGACGCTTCGACGGGCAGGCATCCGGCTCGTTCCGTACCTTGTGCCGGGGTTCGTGCCGGGAGACCGGTTCTTCTGCTTCGTCGCAAGGGTCTACCGATGGGACGGGGAGGACGAGGTGAAGGCGGAGACGCTTGTTCCCCCCTGGGCCTGTGATAGGGAAAACCCGGAGAGGCTCACGCCGTGGTTGCTCGGGTGGGCAGCAGCGCGGGATGCCCGCGAGAAGGAGGTGGAAAAGTGAAGACGGAGATGGTGAAGGCTGCCGGGGCGGTCGTGGACGCCTGCCGGAAGAGCGGGGACGTGGAGGAAGTGCTGCGCTCCATGCAAACGTTGCTGGGTGTGGTCCGGGACCGCTGGCGGGTGCCCGTCCTGCTGCGACGGCGGCGAGAGGTCCGAACGCTGGACCACGTGCTCAGCGACGGGGTGCGCGAGGACGCCGTCCAGGCGCTGCTCGCGCTGCTGTACGGAACGGCGACGGACGACGTGCGAATCCTGGAACCGAGGGGGCCGGACAAGGGCATTGCCGTCTGCATGGCCTGCGGGCTGGTCGGGAAGTGCGACGAGCTGAAGGCCGGGGGATGGCCGGGTGGCGAGAACGTGAAGCTGCCGAAGCTGAAGCTGGTTTGCAAAGACTCGTGGTTCTGCGAGCGGTGCGCCTGCGAGCTGATGCAGGATCGGGAGGAATGGCGTTAGTTTCAGCGTCTGCTGACGGCGAAGGAGGACGAAGAATGAGCGTGAAAGGCAGCAGAGTAACGAGGGAGTGTGCTCTGTTCGGTCAGGCATTCACCCACGTCTTGCAGGGGCGCGAGTCGATAGGGGCTGCCGAGCTGGCCCTTGAGAGGATGCAAGAGGAGGAGTACGTGGTCAAGATCAGCGATCGGCTGATCGAGCTGGCAGAGGAGGCTCGCGTGGCGGTGGACAGGCTCGACAGGGCAATGAGAAAGATCTGGTGGGAGCTGTTGAAGGTGGAGGAGGGCGAGGAATGAAGGAGTGGGCATTGTGGGATGGCGAGGAGTGGACGAGCGTTCCGAAGCCCATGCTGGCGGGCGGGGGCTGGCGGTGGGAGTCGCTGGTGGTCTGGGCCGTGGGAGTGGCACTCCAGATCGGACCGAGAAAAGAGCCCGGATGGACGTGGATCTTTCGGAAGGAAGGGGATGCCGTCCCGGTGTACGGGTTTCTTTGGAAGTGGGCCAGGTTGCAGGTGCCCTCGATCATCGCCGAGGTGAGGGTCGGCGGGACCGTCTGGCCGGTGGCGAAGTACGCCGCGCAAGGCACTTACCTGGTCGAGGCCGCAGTGGTCTGGATGGATCGGGACGAGAACATGATTGCCGAGCGGCTCATGCGGTGGAACGAGCTGCCGCTCGCGGGAGCGGGAGAGGCGGAAGAATGAGCGGTCGGGTAGTCGTGCAAGTGGTGAACATCATGCCCTACCCGGACACCCGAATCCGGGGCTCGGAGGACACCGCCGGCTGGATCGAGCTTCCCGCCCAGGCACTCGGTGAAGATGCCGTTCCGAGGTTCGAGGTCGAGGCCGTCAAGGTGGGTGAGGTGCTCGTTGCCGGGGAGCCGGGGCAGGCGTACCGGCTCGACGTGGAGGCGGAAAGGGTCGCCCGGAGATGGGGAGTGCCGAAACCGAAGCCGGGCGTTCTCTACCTTGTCGAGCAGGAAGTGGCGGAAGCCATGCCGGACAGGCCGGACCTGGTATTCCCCAGGGGACCCGTCTACTGGGGTCCGCCCTGGTATCCGCCGGACGAGGATGGACCGCCCGTCCCCGTGCGGTCGGTCGAAGGGTATACCGCCCTCGGGACCGTGGTCTCCGAGGGGTGGCGGGAAAGGCTGTTGCGGCTGTGGGGAAGGAACGAATGAACACGTGCCGGCCGGAGGGTCGGCGGAAAGGGAGGTCGAGCGATGAGCGTAAGGAAGAAGCGGGAACGGAAGGAGTGGACGGAGTTCGTCGAGAAGATCCGGGACGAGCTGGGGCTGCACATCCGGGCCGTGGACACGGTGACGTACAAGGACGGGCGGAAGGCGTACCTGTACCGCGTCACCGGGCCGGACGGGACCGTCCTGGCCGACGGGCTGCGAAGCGGTACGGTCCGGCCGTGGGTGGACGGGTACAGGACCGGTAAGGGGCGGCAGGAGCCCGGGGAGCGGGCGAAGCTGGATCGGCAGGCCATCATCCGCTTCCTCGCCCGCGAGGGCGCGTGGAAGCTGCTGGGAGAGCTGGAGGAAGGAGGGGAAGGATGAGAGGCGGACCGGATTCCTGCGCCGGGTGCGGCGTCGAGCTGGACGTGGAGCCGTACCGGCTGGTCGTGCTGCGGGCGGTCGTCCAGGAGGACGGCTTCACCAGGTACGAGCGGCGGGTGGAGCCCGAGCGCTACTGCTCCCGGGAGTGCGCGCAGGCTGTGGCGGAAGAGCTGCGGACCCCCTGCGAGGTGCGGGCGCTCGTCCTGCCAGAGAAGGAGGCCGAGGGGACCGACAGGACCGCCGTCTGGGTCCCGCCCCGGAGGCCGCCCTTCGTGGCGGAAGAGTTCCCCGAGTTCTTCGACCCGGCCATGCTGAACGAACCGCCGCCCTGGTGGGAGCCGGAGGTCGAGGTTGAAGAGGAGGACAGCGATGGGTGAGACGGGGCTGGTGAGCGGACCGGCGGAGGCCCTCCGCTGGATGGGAGCGGCGCTGTGGCTGGGCACGATCAGCGCCGAGATGGGGCTGCCGGGGAGCAACCCGGAGCTCATCTACGTGCTAGAGCAGACACACGCGCCGATGGCGGAGGCCGTCCCCGCCTTCGCGTGGGCCTGGATTCGGGCACAGGGGCCGGAAGGTGGAGAGCGGGAGATGCGGCGGTGGCTCACCACGGAGATGCTGACCGGAGCCCGAGGGTTGAACATCGTCTACTCCGCGTCTGCGGGGAAGCGGAAGAAGATCGCCGAGGACGTGAGGAAGCTCATCCTGCCCCCCGCCATCGCTATGGGCGCGGTGTGCCTCCTGCTGGGGCTGGGCGAGGGTCGGCTGGAGCTGACGGGCGAGGAGGCGGGGCGGCCGCCCGGTGGCTACGCGAAGGGGCTGATGGAGTCGGCGTACTGGCGGATGCTGGCGGCCGCCGACGACGAGCGGCGGCGGACGTTCGAGGAGCTCCAGGCAACCGTCGATGGGATCCTCAGGAACGCCGAGGAGAGCGAGGGCAAGCGGGAGTCGATCGCCCGCGCGCTGGTCGCTACGCACTACGTTCTCGCCATGCCCAAGGTGTCCGCCCTGGCTGTGGAGGGGCTGTGGACGATGCCTGTGGGCACACTTGTGGAAATGCGGAGGAGGGATCCGTGAGCAAGTGGTTGGATGTAGAGGAGGTTGCGCGGATGTTCGGGGTGTCGGTCCGAACGGTCCGCCGATGGGCCCGAGAGGGCCGAGTGGACGCCGCGAAGGAACCGGCCGAGGGCCGACCGGGGCCGGCCCGGTGGAAAGTCCGGGTCCCCGAGGATGGCGTGCCGGATCGCCGGCGGGTCCTCGGGCCGCCCGACGAGCGGGCCGTCGAACGGGCCCGGGAGCTGGGCCTGGAGGCCGTCGAGGTGGAGGGCCTGGGCGTCCGGATCTTCCACGAGGACGAGCTGTTAGACACCGTGAAACGGTGGGCGGACGTGGGGCCCTGGCTGGCCGGCTGGGCGGCCCGGGGACGGCGATGATCGGGGCCCGGTTGGTGGGGCTTTTCCTGCTCGCCCTCGCAGGCGCAGCAGGACGCCTCCTGTGGCGTCTTGGGCGGCGGGAAGGCCCTGGGCTTCTGTATGTGCATCCGTGGGAACAGGGGCCCGCTCGTGGCGCGAGACGGGGCCGTCGAAAGGAGGTGGAGGAATGACCGACGTGAAGGTGAAGAGCCGGGTCCGCTGGTGGGGTGGAGAAGACTCCGCCGGCTGCTCGTGGAAGGTCTGGCTGGAGGACCCCGAGGGCCGGGAGCTGGGCCTGGTCGAGGAGGGCCGGAAGACGTTCCCGGTGCCCGACTGGGATACGCCCGAGGGAGTGAAGCGATGGGCCCAGCGGTGGGCCCTGCGGCGGGCTCAGGGGGCCCTCCTGAGGTTGGCCCAGTCCGCCATGCAGGAGGCCCACCGGGTGCTGTGGGAGTACGGCGACGTGAAGGAGGGCGAGGAATGTACCCCGTGAAGCGCCCGCAGGCGGCGGCGGACGTGGAGCCGAATGCGTTCGTCGCCCTCTGGCGGGAGGACGGCGAGTGGGTGGCCCGGGTGGAGTTCGGGCTGTGGGACCTGGAGCGACAGGCGGAGCTGCCGCTGGGCGTGGCGGAGTTCCGGGCCGCCCGCCCGGGGGAGGCCGTGCGGGAAGCCCGCCGGCGGGCGGGCCAGGCGGTGCGCTGGATCCGGCGGTTGCTCCACGAGCTGGAGGCCCAGGTGCAGGACAAGCCCCCCAGAGAGCTCTCGGAGCCGCCCGACGCCTGACCGGCAAAAGTGAGGGCCGCCGGCTGGGGGATCCGGCGGCCCTCGGACGGAGCTGGTTGGGGGTGGAAAGGGAAGGTGCCACCATCCTGCCACGGGGGCCCAGGCGGTTCAAGGGGCCGGCGGCGACGTTCTCCGGTGACCAGCCGTGGAGCCGAGCGGAGCGAGGCGAGACGGCGTTGGATGGCCGAAGGCCCTCCTCTCCCCTATCCCTCTCCCCCCCTAAAGGGGGGAGAGGGATAGAGGGGGCGACTGAAAAATCTTCGGCCTTTGTTTTCAACGACTTGCGCGCTCAACGCACCCCGTGGTCGCATATAATGTCCCCCAAACCGAACGTAAGCCGAAGGCCACCTAACGCCCAGGAAACGCTTCGTTTAGCGCCGCCCCCCGCCAGGTTAGTTTCGGCTTACGTTTGATTTGGGGGACGTTATGGCCAACCGGGGGACAAAATAACGTCCCCCAAATCGAGGTAAGCCGGCCCCTTTTTTTGAAAGAAATCAGGCGTTCGACCGTTTACGCCGAACGCCTGACTGGTGAGGCAGGATTTACTCCTCCTCTGGCGGCGGTAGCCAGTAGACCGGCCGGTCCTTCCGGCGCAGGAGCTGGCCGGTTGCGGTGAGGTGGTCGAGGGTCGCCCGGATGACGGCCGGGTCCTCGTCGAGGTAGCTCTCGATCTGCCGCCGGCTGACCCGCCCCTTCGAGTCCGCATGGACCTCCGGTGGAGGTTCCGCCACGAGCCGCAGGATCGTCTCCGCGAGGTCCTTCCGCTGCCTGGCCCCGGAAGCCATGCTCGGCAACGCGAGGGCGGCAGGGGGCACGAGGCGCAGCGAGAGGGGCCCGTCCGGGCTCCGGTGGCCGTGCAGACGGAGCACGAGGGGCGGAGGAGTCGGACCCTCCCGCAGCTTGGCCCACGAGAGCTTCCGGACGGGCTGGTCCTCTTCCTCCCCGGGAAGGCGTCCCTCCTTCTGCTCGACCTGGAGGAGCATGGCCGCATCGACGGCCCCGACGATGTCGGCCCCGGCGATGTCGTCCTGCACCCCGAGGCGGCGCTTCTCCCCGGGCGGCATCTTCCGGGTGTGGTGGAGGAACATCACGGCGCAGCCGTAGGTGGCAACGAGCGGGTAGACGTGCTGGTGGAAGAACTGGCGGGTAGCGGCGGCGTCCACCTCCGAGCCCGTGCGGACGGCCCGGAGGGAGTCGATCACGAGCAGGTCCGGCCGGATGTCGGCCAGGGTCTCGTGCAGGCGGGAAACCCAGTCCCGCGAGCGGAAGCTGAAGCCCTGCCTGGGCTTCGTCCACCAGAACGTCCGGCCGACTACCTCGTCCAGCTTGACGCCCATGCCCCGGGCGAGCCGGAGCAGCCGGCCGGCGGCCTTGTGCGGGTGCTGTTCCTCGTCCACCAGGAGGACCCGGACGGGCCGCTCCGGCCCCAGCCAGGCCCCCAGCGGGTTGGCGTCACCGACGGCCAGGGAGAGGGCCAGGGATGCCGCCAGGAGGCTCTTCCCGGCGGCCGGTTCCCCAGCCAGGACGAGGATGTCCCCCCGGGCCACCAGCCCCTCGACGAGCCAGGTAGGTCGGGGCATCTCCAGCGGCGGGTCGTCGATCGCCATTCCCCGGCTAGCCGCCGATCCCCGTGGCAGGCGGGCCAGCCGCTCCAGCACCTCGTCGTCGAACGGGTTTTCGGCCAGCTTCTCGACCAGGGTCAGCCGCTCGTGCTTCCGCAGCAGCACCCCCACCGACCGGGCCAGGTAGGCGGGATCCTTCGGGACGAACCCGTCCAGCCGGCGGGACAGCTCCAGCATGTCCTTGTCGGACAGGTTCGCCTCGTCCCGCAGGCGTTCGATCGTGATCGGCTCCCCACGTCGGGCGAGGGCGAGGATGGCCCGCCACACCCGGGCGGGGAGGCCGATCAATGGTGGAACTTCAATCCATGCCTCCGGAGAGACCTCCCCACTCAATAGGCAGGTCGTCGATAGTTCCCAGACCCGCTCCCCCAGCGTCTCCAGCAACCTCGTCCTCATCGTCCACCTCGTCTTCCGAGACCTTCTCCGGGCGGCCCGTCGGTGTCGGCGGCAGGCCGAGCTGCTCCCGCTTGCGGCGACACATCTCCGCTACGCTCAGCCCTTCCTCCACCCACTTCCAGTAGTCCTCCACCCACTCCCGCTTGACCGTTCGCGGAGAGCCGGCCCGGACGTGCAGGCGGTTCTCGCCCTGGAGCCGCTGGATCAGCGCCTGCTCGAACTCGTGCAGCTCGTCGAGCGAGACGCCGACGCCCCGGGCGATGGCGACGATGGTGGACCACTTCGGGGTCTGCATGACACCCCGTTCCAGCCGGGTGACGGTGTGGGAGGACCTCCCGGCCCGCAGGCCGACCTTCCGAATCGACAGGCCCTTCCGCACCCGGAGGGCCCGGAGGATCATCGCCACCGGCGGCGGATCGTAGGGAAAGGTCGGATCCTTGGCGGGCCAAGTCCTGTGTTTGGCGTATTTGTCGTACCACGCTGCCATGACAGCCTCCTTTTCGGGGACGCCTCAGCCTACGGGAAAAAAAGATCTTGCACCAGGTGCCCCCTCGGCGTACACTCCCAACGTCGTCGAGTGGAGGAGAAAAAAATGAATCCCAGGAACGAGTCCAACCCCGCCTCTCCTGGCGGGCTCACCCTCCCCCCGGAACTGGCTCCCTTCGGCGGTCGCGGCCCGGCCCATCGGAAGGGTCTCAAGCTGCTGGTCTCCGGGCCGCCGAAGACCGGCAAGAGCTTCTTCGCCGCCCACGCCCCCCGGCCCCTCGTCGCCTTCGATTGCGGCGAGGCCGGGATCCAGCCCTACCTCCAGCCGGACGACGTGTGGCTGGAAGTCACGGGGCCGGCGACGGCGAAGGCGGCCATCGACTGGGTGATGCAGCACGAGGACGAAATCGCCACCCTCGTGATCGACCCGGTGACTACCCTCTGGTCCGACTGGATGGACTACTGGGCGGCGAAGCTGGAGTCCGAGGGCAAGCTGAACGCCGACGGCCAGATCCACGTCGGGAGCTGGCGGAAGATCAAGGGGCCGTGGAAGAGGAACATCTTCTTCCCGCTCCAGCGCGCGCCCTTCCACGTGATCCTGACCGCCTGGCCGAAGGAGCTGGAGATCAGCGAGGGCGACGCGCCCCCGGGGATCCGTGGCGGCCTCCAGATCAAGAAGGTTGCCGAGGCCCAGGTGGAGAAGACCCTGCGCTACCTCTACGACCTCTGGCTCCAGACGGGCGTCGAGCTGGACGAGCTGAACCGCCCCACGAGCCGCCATTGGATCCGGCTGGCCGGCGGGCGGCGGCCGATCACGGTCCCGCCGAGCGAGTTTTACACCGGTCGGGTCTGGCGTTTCGATGCCCGGAAGCCGGAAAATCCTTGGGAGAAGGTGGTCGGGCCGTGGCTCGACGCCTGGCAGAAGAGCCCGGCGGCCGTGGAGCACCTTGGCCCGCGCGATCCCGAGGAGGCCGCCGCCGCGATGGCGGAGATGGTCGCCGAGGAGATCGAGGCCGAGGTCGGGCGCTTCATCACCGCCCTTGAGGAGGCCGAGACGTTGTCGAAGCTGCGCGACGTCTGGTCCAACATCGTGTCGGAATGGGCCGGGCTCGACGCCCGGCACAAGGCGGCCCTCGAACGGGCCAAGGACCGCCGCAAGGCGGAGCTTCAGAAGGCCGAGCAGGCCGGGAGGAAGTGATCGTGGGACGTCTTTCCGAGTTTCTCCAGAACCAGGGTTTCGATCCTGAGCAGGCTCCGGAGGAGCGGGCAGGCTTCGCCGAGCCGCCCACCGACAAGTGGCTGCTCGTCCAGACGGCCCGGGACGGGGCCTGGGGTGCCCCGGAGGTCCGGCTCACCGCCAGCGGGCTGCCGCTGTTCAGTTGCACCTTCCGGGTGCTGGGAGCGGAGAAGGGCACGGATCGAGACGCCGCCGGCAGCTTCACCCGCCGATTCACCTGGTTCCTCGAACCCTACCAGGGAGAAGGCGCGGCCGGCTCGCCGCTCCAGGGTCCCTTCGTCGCCCTGCTGAACGCGCTGTTCAGCTCGGGCGTCGGTGACGGAATCGAGGACGGGAAGGAGCGGGCCAAGGCCCGGTGGCGGAACACCCTCACCGTGCTGGAGCAGATCGCCGAGCGGCACGGCGTGGACCCGGCGCAGTACGCCTCCCCGGCCCAGCTCTTCGGCGCGCTCGCCGCACTCGCCCTCCGCGAGCAGCCCCGAACCCTGCTTATGAAGTACCGGATGGTCTCCCGGACGAGGAAGAACGCCGACGGCAGCCGCGAGGCCGTGACCGACGACAGCGGCCGGGCCATCCTCGATCCGCGCATCCAGCAGATCAAGGACGACACGACGGCGAACAGGGAGAAGCTGGGGATCGAGGTCTGGATCGAACCGGACGAGGAGATCCCCTTCTGAAGCATCGGCGCTCCTGCGCCGGAAAGGAGGACAAGATGAAGTACGGTGCCATCATCGCAACCCTGTTCCTGCTGCTCGCCCCCATCGCGCAGGCGGGAACCTACCAGGTCGTCATCGACGGCGTCGAGGGCTGGGCCGCCACCGACGAGGTCGCGCCCAACACCTTCGACACGGCCATCGAGCTGGAGGACGGGACCCATCTCCAGTTCGTGAACTCCGAGGCCGGTCCGGCCCGGGTGAGCCTGCGCCGCCCGTCCGCCGAGACGGCCGAGGAGCTGAGCACCCTGCTCATCACGAACCCGCTGACGCCCGACCAGGAGCGGCAGGTCATCGCCAGCAACGCGGACCTGTACGACATGCTCATCTGGTACAGGGTCCCGGTCGGAATCGACGGCCATCCCATGAAGACCGACTGCACCATCGAGGATTGCGTGGACGGTGCGGCGGTGACCTGCGGCCTGTTCGGCGGGCTGCGGAAGCTCGACTACCAGACCGGCGACCATTGCCGGTACGAGTGCAACGACGGCAGCAAGGGCAGCGTCGAGTGCGAGAAGGTGACGGCGAAGCCCGACGATGCGCTGGAGACCCAGCGCACCGGTGGAAACGGGAACTGATCCCCACCACGGGAGCCCGGCGGTAGGCAGCAGCTCACGGCGAGGGCGGGCCGCCGGGCTCCCATCTTCCTACCCACCAACCAAGGAGGAAACATGGACGAGATGCAGGTCAACGAGCATCCGCAGGAAGCGAACTTCCTCACCTGGCTGAGCCAGAAGCTCGTGGACCTCGGGGAGACCCAGGTCCTCGACAACCGGCGGCTTCACTACGTCCAGAACCTGCCGGCGAAGAAGCAGTATTACATCGTGATGAGCGCCATCAAGGAGTGGCGACAGGAGAACGCCCACCTCTTCGGTCGGAAGCAGGCGGGCGAACAGAGCTAGGCACCGTACAAGGGAAAGGGGAGGAAGAGACCATGATCAAGCTGATCGACCTGCGTGGAGAGGAACGAACCTTCGAGTCCCTGGCAGAAGCCTGCTCGACCATCGAGGCCGAGGGGCAGATGCCCGGCGAGATCGTGGCGCTCTTCCTCCCCGATCCGTCGGACGGGCCGAGGCCCATCGAACCCGTGATGTGGCCCTCGGAGGTGGACCCGTCGTCGAGCTGCCGCCGGGAGATCATCCTGAAGCGGCTGGTCGGCGACGGGCTCGCCTTCGACCTGCGGCGGGTTTGGGAGCGGTTCACCGGCATCGGGCTGGAGGCGGGCCTCGCGGCGGCAGGGATGGAGACCTACTCCTACCAGCTCCAGGTCCCGGACGGGCTGGTGGAAGCGGACCTCGTCCAGAACCGGGACGTGTTGGTCCGCCTTCCGTCTTCCGGGCCCGACGGCAAGCCCCGCTGGGCGGTCCACTCCCCCGTGCTCGGTTGCAACCTGCGCGGGCGGGTGGACCGCATCAGCGCCGACGGTCGGGAGGTCATCGATTGGAAGGTGACGGGCTACCCGGGACCACGGAAGGACTGGGGCCTGAACTCGTCGTGGGTTCTCCAGCTCCAGGTCTATGCCCACATGCTCCGGCTACTGCTCGGCCTGTCCGCCGAGGAACAGTCGCTCCAGGTGTGGCGTATCTACCGAGACCCCTACATCTGGAAGGAGCAGGAGTGCGGCTGGCGCAAGAGGAAGGTCGCGGACATGGACGCCGCCTTCAAGCGCTTCGAGGTGCCCGTCTGGGACGACGACAAGCTGGAGGGCGAGATCGGGGAGCATTGCCGCTCGACGATGGAGGCGCTGGAGAAGCTCGTCGAGAAGCCGGAGGACATCGCGGAGGTGCTTGCCGACATCCCGCTGGACGGGGAGGTCAGGAGGATGTATGGCGGAAAGAAATGTTCCACCTATTGCGACGTCCGGGACGCCTGCTGGACCTTCTCCGGCCGGCCGATCTTCTGAGTTTTCGCCGGAGGTGGAGCAGGAGATCGTCTCGATCGTTCAGTGGGTCCGGGAGATCGCCTGGCTGCTGCGGATGGAGCACGACGTCGAAGAGGGAGAAGTGATCGCCGAGGTGAGACGGAGGCTCGGCGGGTAGGGGCGACGGTGAGAGGAAGAAGCAGGGAAAGCCTGGAAGAGACGGCCCGAGATGTTCTCCATCGCTGTGCTACCTCCTCCCTGCGGCTTCGGCCCCTGGATAGGCCGGAGAGTTTCCACCTGTGGCGAGTCCGTCGCAGGCTGACGGAGACGCTCGGAGAGGGGCCGGGCGCGCGGGTAGCCGAGGACTTCTTCCGCAAGCTCCACGATCTTCCCCGACGCGAGCGACTGTGCCGGCTGGACTGGGCGAACCATGCGCTGCGCCGGGCCGGTCTCAAGATTCCTCCGCGAAAAGCAGTTGCCGAGCGACCCGGTTGGCCGTACTGGTGGATGTGAGATGGGGGTTCCCCCGGGAGGGACGTCGCACCAGGCGAACTACACCGTACCCGGCGCTCTACTTACCAGGCACGCGGGGGAACCCTGGCAGGCAGGATCGTGCGACGTCCCTCCGTCTTTCCCAGGGGAGAAGCGACGATGAAACCCGAGTTCAAGGTATTGACCCAGGTCCTGGCCCACCGGGCCCACGTGGCCGCCCGGCTGGAGCAGATCATTACCAGGCTGCGGGAGCGGGCGACCCTCCACGACCTGACGAAGCTCCAGCCCGAGGAGTTCGACATCTTCACCGAGACCCACGAGGAGTTCGCCCGCGCGCCCTTCGGGACCGAGGCGTACAGGCGAGTGGAGGAGAAGGGCCGCAAGGCCGTGAATCACCACTACCGACACAACCGCCACCACGTCAAGCACCACCCGAACGGCTGGGAGGACATGAACCTGATCGACCTGCTGGAGCTGCTCGCCGATTGGAAGGCCGCTTCCCGCAGGGACCCGGGCCAGCGGTGGTGGGGCGAGGGCTTCCACCGGGCTCTCGAACGGGCGGGCTTCCCTCCCGGCGTCGTGAAGGTCCTCGTGAACACCGTCGTCGAGCTGGGCTGGAACGCGGACGAGGAGAGCCTCGGCCTGGAGTGGGACGAGAGCTGGTAGGAGGTACCGATGGCCGACTTGGTGAGCATCGTGGAGAGGGCCATCAAGGCCACGAACGACCCGGAGGAGCGCGAGGCCCTGGTGTTCCTGAACGACCTGGCCTGGAGGCTGTTCACGGCTCGCAACAGGTTTGCGGACATCGGGGATCGGTACTGGAACGATAGCCAGAAAGGGCTGGTGGAGGTCTCCAGGAAAGCGCGCACGTGGGTAGAGAAGACGGAGTTCCTGAGCGCGCAGGTGCAGGGGCTTGCCGACGAGTACGCTCGGCAGCTCATCCTGCGGAAGGAGCGGGAGGAAAAGACGCGATGAATGACACCCTTCGGGAGATCGAGAACGCCATCGACGACGTCGTGATCGGGGCGGAGAAGGCCATCAAGACCGTTGAACGTATAGCCAACAGCCTGGACACCCTGTTGGACGAGCTGCGCGAGGTCCTCGCGGACGCGGAGAACGCGCAGAACCTGATCGGAGAGGTGGATGAGTAGATCGAAACGAGAAGGGTCGAAGGGGAAGACCTTCCAGGAGCTGGCCTCCGAGCTGGCCGAGCTGCTGGAGCGCAAGCGGGCCGCCTACGGGAACAACATGGAGATCGCCCCGAGGGTCCTGGAGCTGCTGTACCCGAACGGCGTGCCGGTCTCTGCGTATCCGACGATGCTCCTGCTCGTGCGGATCCTCGACAAGATCGCGCGGCTCTCGACCGGCGGGGGTCGCTGGGCGCTGGGGGAGGACGCCTGGAAGGACATCGCGGGCTACGCCCTCTGCGCCCTGCACGACTTCCAGGGGGACGAGTGATGCTCACGGCCGAGTGCTTCACGACCATCGCCACCGTCGAACGGAAGGGAGAGCCCGTCCGCTACAAGGGGCACAGCTCCGTGCTGGTGGGAGCGGCCACGATCTTCGAGACCTGGACGGAGGCGTGCCCGACGAAGGAAGAGGCCGCGAAGCAGCTCGTCGAGGCCCTGATGACTCACCTCGGCCTCACGCGGGAAGCGGCGGAAAGGGTCGTGAACAGGCACGTGGAGGGCTGGAGCACGACCGTCCTGGAGCTGCACTTCGGGATGCGTTGGTGAAGGGAGAGGAAAGATGGCTCTCATCGGAGAGCTCTACGCCGCACAATGGACGCATCTTGATGGGAGCGGGGCCGTTCTCTACCACGGTTACGTGAAGGTCTCAGTCCCATCCACGTTCTCGGGCGAGCTCTGGATCTCCTCGGCTACCCGTGAAGGGGCCAGGAAGAAGCTGCTGGACAGCGTGGAGAACACCTTCGGGATCCCTCGCCACCTGGTGGAAGAGTCGCTCGACAAGGGGCTCGTAATCGACGTGAAGGCCGTCCCCAGCTTCCTCCTGAGCCAGGAGCAACGGGTAAAGGCCGAGCACGAGGAGCAACAGGCCCTCCGTCGATCGGAGCAGCTCGATCCCCTGGCCGACATACCGAAGGACATCCGGTGGTAACCATTCGCTTGGGAGGAAAGGGAAATGACATCGAAGGATTGGGAAAAGCTGGAAAAGGAGCTGTTCGCGTTGTGGATGGATCCGCGCGACGGCGAACACCAGGCCCGCAAGCTGCGAGACATCCTGCTTCGGTGGGTCAGGGAGCAGAGAGAGAAGGCAGAGCTGGAGGAGCGGAAAGCCGCCGATATGTGGTAACTGTCCATCCGGGAGGAAACGACATGCCTACGTGGTTCAAGGTCGCACTGCTGGCACTCCTGCTACTCGGCCTCGTGCTGTTCTTCGGCGGCATCGCCATCGCTCTCTACAGCGTCTGGAAGGCTGCCGTGGCCCTGTTCTCCTCCGAATGGCTGGCGAGTGCCGCCTGGCTACTCGTTGGAGGAACCGTGGGCGGGATCGTTCATGGCCTCGGGGTCATGGTCATCTCGCTGGCGGTTGCGATGGGGAGGGATCGGTGAGCGAGACGAAGGACCTCGACCGTCACGGCCTGCTGAGCCTGCTCTACGACCGGGTGCCCTTCTGGGTCGAGACCGGGCTGGCTACCCGCGTCACCGTCACCGTCCAGCGGCGGGACCGGGACGAGCCGGAGAGCTGGAGCTGGACGAGGGAAGGAAAGGGAGAGGCCGAGGGAGGGGCGGAATGATCGAGTTCGTGGTCGGCAGCCTCCTCTTCCTGGCCGGTAGTCTGGCGGACTACGTGACCACCCGCCGGGCGCTACGCCGGGGAGCGCGGGAGGGGAACCCCATCTACGGCCGCCACGGTGAGCGGCTGTGGCTGTTCTGGCCGCTGGACCTCGCGGTCTACGGCGCGCTCGCCTGGGGGTGGTACGCCTACCAGGGCGAGTTCGTGCCGATCCTGCTCAGCCTGTTCGGCGTGCTCCGGCTGATCGTCGCCCACCACAACGCGAGGATGGCACGATGATGACCAACCGGGCAGGGCTGGTGAGCAGGGAAGGGGAGCTCCGGTTCGCCTTCCACGCCCGCCGTATCTTCGAGCTGGCGGAGAAGCTGGCCGAGGCGGGAGCGCCGCCGGAGATGGTGGAAGCCCTGTGGGCGGCGAGCGGATGGCTGTCGGCCGCCAGGCTCTGGTTGCGGGAGAAGCGGGAGGAGGCCCGCAGGAGGGAACGAGATGCTGAAGGTGTGGATCGGGGGTAGCCGGGAGATCGCGTGGCTCTCGCCGCGCGACCTGGCCGGCCTGGTGCAGGGGTTTCTCCGCACGGTCTGTCGAAGGGACGTCGAGCTCGACGAGGTGATGATCCTCCACGGAGCCGCGCGGGGCGTGGACTGGGCGGCGCACCGGTTGGGGCAGGGCTGCGGGGGCGTGGAGGCCCTGCCCGCCAGGTGGGAAGAGCACGGGAAGATCGCCGGCATCCTGCGGAACGAGGAGCTGGCAGAGCGTGCGGACGTCGGCATCTTCGTCTGGAACGGCACCTCCCGGGGCACCCAGGACTCCTGGAAGAAGATGCTGGATCGCGGGAAGCCGGCGCTGCTGGTCTTCCTGCCCGGACCCGGGGCGGTGATCGGCGAGGAGGGAGGAGGCGATGAGGCGGATGGATCCTGATGCCCACTACCTCTCGATCTGGCGGGCCTTCCTGGGCGACATGCCCAGCCTCAACGAGCCGATTCGGGGGATTGACGGCGAGCTGTCCGCCGAGCGGTGGACCCTCACCGAGGACCGCCGCTCCTTCCCCCGGCCGGACCGCCAGCTCCTGGTCACCGAGATCCGCGAGAGCCTGCGCCGGGCCCTGTCCCGCATGGAACCTCGCACGGCCTTCATCCTACGCCACCGGTTCGGGCTGGATGGGGCGGAGACGCTGACCCTCCTGGAGCTCGGGCACCGCCTGGGGCTGAGCCGCGAGCGGGTCCGCCAGATCCAGGCGGCCGGGCTCGCCTTCCTTCGCCAGGAGATGCAGCACCTGGCCGACAGCATCGGTTGGGAGGCCCCGGAGAAGCTGGAGTGAGGGTCCGGCGGGAAGGGGCAGGAGAAACAGAATCGAGGTGAAGAGATGAGCAAAAGCAAAAGGAAGATCGTCGTTATAGACGCGGCTGCGGGTGACCTCGATGCGTTCGCCATCGTGAAGATCCCGGCGTGCTACCTTGAGAAGATCGGTTGTGCGTGGACGGAATACATGAGGTACTTCCTGTCCGACAGGGAGGACATCGAGAAGGCGATCAATAAGCTCTTCGACCAGCACACGAACGCCCTGAGGATCTGTCAGAACGAGCATCTTCCCATAAAGGTTCTCGACGCTACCCTCGAAAAGCTGCGAGAAGCGCTGAAGGATCGGCTTGCCTACGTCGAAGAGAACATCGCGGAGGGAAAGGATGACGATTGACGTGGAGAGGTTGGCGAGGATCGCCGAAGGGAAGCGGTGGAGAGCCTGGCAACACCGCTCGCATCCGGGGTGGTGGTGGGTGGAGGGCCTCAAGGTAGACGGCCCGGAGGACGGGCGTGGGGACTTCCTCTCCAAGGAAGATGCCGAGCTGGTGGCAGCAGCTCCCGAGATGGCCCGGATGCTGGCCGAGCTGCTACGGAAGGAGGAAAAGTGAGCAGGAAGAGCTGGGAAGAGCTGCCCCCGAGGCTCCGGTTGGACTACCTGTTCGCCGCGTTCCACTCGATGGAACAGGCGTGGGGAGCCATCGCCCGACTGCCCCACCGCCTGCACGTGGCAGCCATCGAGCGACTCCAGGCTACCGACCCGGACAGCCTCCGCCCGGACCAGACGTCATCGGAATGGGCCATGACATTCCGCTCGATCGGGTTCAACATGCTGAGCGAGATCAACGAGGAGATCGCCAGGGAGCTGGAGAAGGAATGACCTTCAGGGCCTGGCTCACGACGACCGTCGGCTTCCTCCTGGCCTCGCTCGCTTCCGCCTGGACGATCGGGTGGCTGGCTACCTGGCTGGACCAGCACCCGTGGAACACCGATCCCTGGTTCAACGCCTTCCGCGCAGTCCTCTCCCTCACGATGTTCCTCGCAGCGATCGGTGGGGCCGTTTCCGTCGTTGCCTTCGCGGGCCTCATCGTCGTCAGCCTCATCGACCCGCCATTCCGCTCCTGAACGAAGAGGAGACCCACGATGCCCCGCTCCCCACTTCCACCCGAGTGCGCCGGTTGTCCCTGGGCAGAGAAGAACTGGGGGTTCTGTCCGCCCGATCCCATCACCGAGAACACGAAGCTCGTCGTCATCGGCCGTGACCCGGGCGAGCACGAGGTCCGGCTGGGGCGGGGCTTCGTCGGCCCCGCCGGCCGGAAGCTCCGGCAGGCCGAGAAGATGGCCGGCCTCCGCACGGGCTGGGTGGAGATGCAGTACGGCCAGCCGATCGCGGTGAGGGAGCCGCGAGGGGGCAGCGAGGTGGCCCACGTCAACGTCCGCCTCTGCCGCCCGCCGAGGAACGCCTGGGAGGGCTACCAGCCCGCCCAGGAGTGCTGGAAGCGCCTCCTGCGCCGACACCTGGAGAAGTGGACGGGGCCCGTCCTCGTGACCGGCCTGGAGGCCCTGGCCGCCTTCGCCGACATCGTGGGCTTCGACGCGGCCACCGGTCGGTACGCGGCCCGGGGCAGCCTCTTCCCCGTACTGGCGGAGCGGGGGTGGATCGACTGGTGCTTCTTCACCCTCCACCCCAGCTTCATCGCCCGGGGCGGCGGAGCCGGCGAGGAGACGAAGTCCCAGTCCCACTTCCTCCCCCTGCTCGCCACCGACATCCGCCGGGCGCTGGAGAGCCCGGGCCACCCGCCACTGCCGGAGGTCCTGCCCGCCCCGCCGGTGCCCGAGCTGCTCGCCCGCTGGCGGGACGCCGGCCGGCCCAGCCCCATCGCCATCGACGTCGAGGAGGACGAGGTCATCGGCGTGAGCTGGGACGGGGAGACGGTGTGGGAGATCCCCTGGTCCGACGAGAACGCCCGGGCCGTGGCCGGCTTCTGGAGGGAAGGCGGGATGCCGGCCTTCCACTACGCCAGCTACGACCTCGACCAGCTCTGCCGGCGTGCCGGGGCCCCCCTCCCGGAGCGGTGGTACGACACGATCGTCATGGGAGCGGCGGTCAACGCCACCGTCCCGCTCAACCTGGCCTCCCTCGTCCTGACCCACGTGCCCGACACGACGGCCTGGAAGGGCCTCGTGGACGTGGCGAAGACCGGCGGGAACGACGTCCTCTGGCGGATGGAGCAGCAGCGCCGGGTCTGGACGGCGCTGCTGGAGGGCTTCGACCGGCCGGTCCCCGCCAGCGAGGAGGAGTGGGAGCGGCTCTACAACGGGCTCGACGTCGCCTGGACCTGGCACCTCGTGGGCGCGCTGGAAGCGGAGATGGGGGAAGGGGTGCAGCGGTACTGGCGGGAGTTCCTGCTGCCCCTCCAGCGGCCGCTCCTGGAGATGGGCTGGCGCGGGATCCCCGCCCGGGCCGAGGCGTTCGCCCGGCTGCGGGAGGAGATCGACCGCCAGATCCAGGAGGCCCAGCAGACGGTCGATCAGGCGGCCGCCCACCTGTTCGACGACGAGCTGAAGGAGGCCGAGTTCCGGGTCCGGATCCTGGAGGAGGAGCGGGAGGAGGAACGCCGCCGGGTCGGCAAGCGGGCGAAGTTCTCCCGGGCGGCCGAGCTGAGCCGCGCCCGGACGGCCCTCAACGCCCTCCGCAAGCGGATCGAGGGCGGCTTCAACCTGAAGTCCAACCCCCAGCGCCGGCAGCTCCTGCGCCACTACCTCGGCATCGAGGGCATCCGGGTGAAGGGCCGGAAGGGGCTCTCCACCGGCGAACAGGCCATCGACGCCATCATCCTCCGGCTGGAGGGCGGGCGGCTGAAGCCGAAGATCGGGACGAAGGAGGAGGTGCTGGAGATCCTCCGGGCCATGAACGCCGGCAGCAAGCTCCGCACCCTCGCCGCGAACTTCCTCGCCACCGAGCCCGACGAGGACGGCCGGGTCCGCACCCTGTACCACCTCCACCGGACGGACACCGGACGGCTGTCCAGCGGCTTCACCGTGGACGACGCCGACAAGGCCGTGAAGGTGTCGAAGTCGGCGATGCAGCTCCAGAACATGCCCCGCTTCGTGCGCCAGGCGTTCCAGGCCGAGCCCGGCTACGTCTTCGTCGGCGGGGACTGGGCCGCCATCGAGTGGTGCCTGGCGATGCTCGACGCGGGCACGCTGCTGAACGACCCGCCGGGCTTCCACCTGGACCTGCTGGAGCGCTTCTTCCGCCAGGAGCTGGACCCGCACCGCTACCTGGCGAGCTTCGTCTTCAACAAGCCGGAGGAGGAGATCACCCGCGAGGAGCGGAAGACGGCCAAGGGAGTGACCTTCGGCTGGCTCTTCGGGGGGACCCACGCCGGCCTGGCGAAGACCCTCGGGATGCCCGTCCCCATCGTCGCCCGGGCGTGCGCGGCGCACGACGAGGCGTTCAAGCTGGCCCGGTGGCGGGAGCACGTCGCCGAGCGGTTCGGCCGCGAGCACCGGGTCGTGACGATGGGCGGCTGGCAGCGCTGGTTCTGGGACCCCTTCATCAAGGACCCGGCGACCGGCAAGGTGGTCAGCCCGAAGCCCACCGAGCTGTGCAACACCCGCATCCAGGGCTCCGCCGCCGACCTCATGAAGTGGACCCTCCGGCGGCTGTTCGAGGAGGCTCCCGAGTGGGTGGAGGTCGTCACCACCACCCACGACAGCTTCATGCTCCAAG